ATGACGCGCCGCCTCTCCCCGATCGCCCTGCCGCTGATCGCGGCCCTGCTCGCGCCGGCCTGCGCGCTGGCCGCGAATGTGGCCGCTCAGCCCAATCCGCAGGCGCGCCAGCGCGTGGACCTGAGCGTGCGCATCGAGGGCGCGCCCGGCCCCTTCGAGCGCGTCGACGGCCACGCCGACTACCGCGTCGAGAATCCGGCCTGCGTGCCGCTGACCGCCGTGACCGGCGCCACGGTGGTGCCGGAACAGCACGTGCCGCTGAATTTCACTCGAACGGCCGAGGGCGATTACCGCACCGACATCGTGCTGGACCGCTTTCTGGACGAAGACTATTTCGGGCAGGGCCCATGCCATTGGGCGCTGGTCGGCGTGGTCGCCGATCTCCACCATGATCAAGTGGACTTCAGCCCCTCGATCGGGCAAGCCGATGTGCTGGCCGGCCGCGAAGTGGCGCGGTATTTCTCGGCCAGGTCATACGCACATGCCGGCCAGCCCCGCATCGACATCGGCGCCGACAATCCGGCCGCCTACAACGATCCTCGGTCGGCATTCCTGGTGCGCCTGCGGGCCGCGCCTTCGAACCGATAACCCGTCTTCCCTTCCCACCCATCGCACCCGCGATGGGATATCGCTTTCCTCAGCCTCTCACCTGGTTATGTGATACAAAACGAAACCAATAAATAGGAGAGGTGTATGTATAAGTTGTTTGGCGCTGCGGTGCTTGCGCTGACGGTGACGGGCTGCTCGACGTTTGCCGTACCCCGCTATTCCGCCGATGCGGAAACCGTGTCTGCATTGCGCGCGATGGGTGAAGTCAAAGTGAATGTCGGCCCCTTCAACAGCGGCCCGGGAGACCAGAGCAAGTCCGGCGTGCTCACGTGCCGCGCCTTCGGTCCCGTCAAGACGCCCAATGCCGAGGCCTATTCGGAATATGTCCGCAAGGCGCTGATCAGCGAACTCGTGATGGCGAACCTGTACGCCGAAACGGCGCCGGTGGAACTGACCGGCACGCTCGACAAGCTCAACTTCAGCTCGAACAGCGGCAAGTGGGTCAGCGCCCTGACGTTGAAGTCCAGCAATGGCAACTCGCTGTCGGTGGAAGACACCTACAAGTTCACCAGCAGCTTCGTTGGCGAGACGGCCTGCACCCAGACGGCGTTGGCCGGGCTTGGCGCGGTCCAGGAGCTCATCAAGAAGGCGGTGCGCGATCCCGCTTTCGTCAAGCTGTTGAAGTAGGCCCGCACAAGGCGGAAGGCCCGCCAGGGAAGTCCCTTTGCCGCGAGCCCGATACCTGTAAAAAAACCCGCTGCCCAGCGGGTTTTTTTACGCCCCCGGCTCAACCGCCAAAAGCGCGGCGCAGCCGCTCCAGTTCGGCGCGGTTCAGGCGCTTGGCCTCGTCTTCGGCGTAATCGCGTTCGCCTACTTCGTACTTGCCGTCATACAGGCAACTGCTGCGGCTCACCCGGCATTCGAGGCTGACGCGCGATGAATCGGGACCGGATGACGACGCCGGCGCCGACCAGACATTCAGGGGGGAGGAGGAAGAACAGCCTGCTGCGAGCCCGGCGAGCAACAACATCAGTGCGCCGCGGCCAAGTGATTGAATCGACAACAATTTACCCTCGCTCGACGAGAAAAGCTTCAGGCGTCTTTATAACAAGCGAGGCAAATGCGGTACAGGCGCGAAAATACGGGGCCGCGCGTCCCACTTTCGCCCCGCTCCGGTGGTCCGTCTGGTCTTCCCGCCTATCCCCTCTGCCGCTTTTCAATCAACCACTTGGTCAATAAGGGTATTGAAGGAAGCGCCAAATGAAAAACCCCGAGACACAAGAATGTCTCGGGGTCGTGGGATAGCGCCGGCGTAACGCCAGGCCACTACCCGAATAGGGTTGGTGCGAAGGAGGGGACTCGGTTATCCAGTATTCGCGGGGCTTTTCCGATATTTTGGGGCCAAGTTGGGGCCAACACCCTACTCTTTGCCCGCGAATGTAGCCACTGAAGCCACCGAATGGAAAATTTCGGTTATCGTTCTCGAAAATATGGTGGACTCCGAGCCCATGAGCGGGTCCCAACACAAAAACTCTACAAGCTCAGATGACGGCACAAATTGCGCACCTGAACACCAGCGAGATCCTAGGCGAATTGGAGAGAGCGTACGAAAACTGCGCGTTCTTCATCGAGCGCGACTGGCAATATGCGGTTTTCTCCCGAAAGGCGGCGGATGTTCGAAGAGTGTGCCCCAATGAAGGCATAGTTTTACGAGCGTGCCTTGACTCCACCCTTGGGGACGGCGAAGCCTTGGAGCGCGACTATCAGGAGCTTCTCGCGACCCAACACGATAGCATTGACCTCTTCAATGTCTCTGTCGCGTTCTCGACCTTGGGATACTTCAGCAAGGCACAATCAATCATGCGCGACATCGCGACGGCGTCTTCAGGAGACTTGTCCGGCTGCCGTGAACGCGCCATTTCGATTGGGCTATTTCAGCACATCGTTGAGCAATACGTGCTCGCGGACAAGATGAGACTAGAACTCGCCGACAGTGAACGGGAGCCTACGAGCTTCGAGGTGGCCCGTATCCTTCGTGAGGCAGGTATCACAGATCACGATGTAGCGATTCAGTTGGACGTGGCGGGCGCTGTTCTCCGCCGCCACAAGCGACTATGCCCAGCAACAGCGGTGTTTGCGGTCAACGGCCCAGACAACCTGGATGTCGCGCTTCTGCAGGTTTTGGTGAACGCGACCCCAGACGTCCTGTTTGACTTGAATGTTGAAGTGGCAGAGGAGGTTCTCGCTCAGGACCTACTTGTTCATCCCAACCTGGTCGTCTCCATAGGCCAAATTGAAGAGTCAGGCAAGAAATGACCTGCACGCCAAAGGATCTAGTAGATAGCGCCCGTGCTCTGTATGACGAATCTCAGTGCGAAGCGACCGCACGAGCAATCGTCAGTCGCGCCTACTACGGCGCATTCCATGCGGCCAAGGCTTACCACTTAGCACTGCCAAGTCCGGGGTCAGTCGGCAATGCTAAAGGCATGCACAACCAGCTGATTTCCCAACTTCGATCCCCTACTGTCGGGGGTCAAGAAAGAGCGCGTAGTCTGGCGATAGGCAACTTGCTCATGGGGGCCTGTGCTCTTCGTGTGCATGCAGACTACAACATGAACTACACGACAAGATGGTATGACGCCCGCGAGGCTCTATCCAAAGCTGAGCAAATATTGACCGCCATGCCGCAGCAGCAAGTGAATGCAGCCCAGGCCTGAGCGGCCATTTAGCTACCAAGCCAACCTTAGCCGCATATACTGGCCTCTACTGCGAGAGGCCTTATGTGTAGCCACTACCAGACCCTGAAGGACGCGGAGCTGCTGCTCAAGAAGTTCGGTGCGCCCAGCAAGCTGGCCGGCGGCAAGTACGATATGTGGCCACGCTACCCTGGCGTCTTCATCCGGCGGCCGGTCGAGTATGACGCCGGTGACGAGGCGGTGCCCGAGCGAGAGGCGGTCGTGGGTCGCTGGGGCCTAATCAGCGCCATGACCAAGTCGGGTGGCCTGGACAAGGCCGGCAATCTGTCCACATTCAACGCGCGCAGCGAGACGGCGGCCAAGTCCTTCACCTTCGGCAACGCGTGGCGCCGGGCCCAGCACTGCATCATCCCCGCCGACGCCATCTTCGAACCCGACTGGAGATTCGGCGCCGCGGTGGCCACCAGGTTCACCCGGGCCGACGGCGCGCCGCTGGGCATCGCCGGCCTGTGGGACCGCTGGCGCGACGCCGCCGGCCAGCTGCAGGAGAGCTATACCATGCTCAGCATCAACGCCGACCAGGACCCGCTGTTCCGGGACTACCACCAGGCCGGCAAGGAGAAACGCATGGTCGTCATCCTGCCCGAGGGCGCCTACGGCGACTGGCTCACCGCGCCGGCCGATGCGACACGGGATTTCCTGGTGCCCTTCCCGGCCGCCAAGCTGGTCGCGACGCCCGCGGCGAAGTAGGCGTCAGCCCTTCACCTTGTCGTAGAGCGTGATGGCTGCGGTAAGCGACGGCTCCATGCCGTGCCGCGTGCCGTTCGCCGCCCAGACCTCGAACTGCCAGCGGTTCTGCGCGTACACCTTGCAGATAGTCCAGCCGCCAGGCCCCGCCCAGTAGTATTCGTCCCTCTGCTGCCAGTCCGTCACATCCACCATGTTCCGTCCCCTTTCGGCCAAAATCGGGGCTTAATTGCACCGCTTTGATGGCGAATTATACTGTATATACGTACAGTATTTTCGAGCAAAACCGTGCAATTCCAGTGCAGCGTCCTACGCACACACTACCTTGGCGAACGCCGCCGCGACAACGATCCAGGCCAGCCCGTTGTGGGTACGGTCCGGATGTACTCCATGCTTCACAAGGGCCTAAATCGGCACGTTCCGCGCATGACCATGGACGCGCTGGCGAAGTTCGGCGCCACAGTACCTAGCGCTATCCCTGATCTACTGGAGCCCCAACTCCTGACCTTCGCGTCAGACCGCGGCATGATGGTGGTCGGCTTTGAGGAAATCGCCGGCGTGCGCTACTACCAGGGCTGGTGGATGCAGTGGGTTAGCGACTCAGCCGTAAGCCCGTAAGTCGACGAGACGTGTGGCAAAAACAACGTCCGGACGATTTTCTCCATTGCTTATAGCGAGTTTGACTGGTCCGTTAGCAGCACCCGTGGGCAAAATAGAACCGTCAAAGCAAAAGCCCCACGCTTTGCAGAGCGCGGGGCTTTTTTGATCAACCCACCGGCATGACAGGCCGCAAACCAGCTACGTTGAGCTGAGAAGGAGGGTAGGTGTTTGACCATCAACCACCACATTAGAAGATGGTGATCTGACGTAGTTTTGCTACGTCAGTAAAGAGGGCGGCGAAAGCCGCCTTCTCTTTATGAGCCTTCATCGTATGAGGTCAAAGCAGCTTCGTCAATTGCTGTACGGCAATTACGCAACGGATTTCTGCTTCTTCAAATCCGACCACCAAACCGCTTGGCCCCGCTTCTGCACAATTTGGCCCACGCCTCGTTCCACTCCAGCGCTTGGCGCCGGACGGGTGCGGGCGTCTGGTCAACCTGCGCAGCCGAGTCGAAGTAGATCGGCCGCGCATGGTCGCAATACTCAACGCCCACCCTGGCCGGGGCCGCGCACCCAGCCAGACTTGAGCCGATCAGAAACAGCGTCATCGTCCATACGGGCCACTTCATCCTCCACATTGCGCACCTCCTGGCGAGCCTTCGTCGCCTGTTCGTTGATTTGCTCGGCGCGATCGTGGCGCTCCGCCTGGCGCCCGGTGGCGCGCCCCCGGTAGAACACGCCCGCCAGCGTGCCCAGGAAGATTCCGGCAAGCAGCAGCCAGCCTTGCATGCGTTCAAGCCACGTTCGCATTTCGCCCCCCTATCTCGATGTAGGCCTGCGTGTGGTTGCTGGCCCACTTCTTCCGCAGGGCTGCCCGCACCTCGGGCGTACCCCGGCTGTAGGCGCCAGGGCGCCACGTGCGCAGGTACAGCAACCATGCGCCCTCTTCATCGCCAATGTCCGGCAGACGCCCCGGATCGCTCCAAAGCAGCAAGCGAGCCAGGCCGGCCGCCAGCACATCGTCCTGCTCGATGGCGTTCCAGATTGCGGCGTTGTCGGCCGCCACCCCCCGGGCGCGATACAGTTGCGCCGCCAGGTCGCGCGTCGCCGCGTGAGTCCGAACGCCGCTGACCATGCCGCCGCCCTGCTCCGCCTGCCAGAAGCTCTTGGCCGGGCCGGTCGGCCGCGGCGGACTGCCAACAAGCTGCCGCCGGTCGAGAAACCGGCTTTCCTGCAGGCCGATGGCCAGCAGCATCACGCGCGCGGCCGCCGTGTCCATGCGCGCCGGCAGCAGCGCCAGCGCCGGAGTGATCGCGTTATCGTTGATCGTCTGAAGATTCATGGTCAGCCCTCCCCGCCCGACCGCAGGCCAAGCAGCTTGGCGCGTACCTCGGCCAGCCATTCCAACAGCCCCTTCTGCCGCATGCTCGCCATCCACCGCATGTAGGCGCCCAACACCCACCACGCCGGCAACCCAGCCAACAACATGCACGGGCCCAGCACATAGAACAGGGCGAGCAGCTTTTCCTCACCGCCCCCGCTGCGCGCCGCCACCCAGTGGGCCGTCTCCATCAGCGAAGGTCGCCACGACAGCACGCCGATAGCCAAGATCGGCCCGAAGATGAACGAGCACGACACGGTGCATACAGTCCGCTTGATGAACTCCTGCGGCGACCGCGGGGGCATGATGAGCATTCCCAAAAGCGCCGCCAGCGCCGCCGGCAGCCCGAAGGCTAAGGCGATCTTCAGGGCCGCCCAACCTCCCAAACCCGTGGAACTCGGTTCCATTCGAATACTCCCTTGATGGGTTCGCATTGCTGCCCTCCCGTTGTGTGGACGAAAAAAAACCCGCCGAAGCGGGAGAAGATTTAAGGCCGTCTTACTAGTTTTCAAAGATCAGAAACATCAACGATCGACATACTGAATTTCTGCCTCCTTACGTCTAACCATCCCGACGGGGTCGAGCTGGGCCCGTAGTCCTCCACGCAGATAGTCGACCCAATCATCGGACCGTTTTGCACCATCATTTGCCAGAATCGAAACTGCATCCAGGGTGTGTTAGGCCCGACCCCCACAGGCACCTCTGTTTGGCTGTTGACAAGATTCCCTTGAACAATGGCCGGGAGAATCCCCGGATAAGCCCAATATGTGAAGTTCGGAGACAAGCCCGACGACGTGGATGGCAGGTCTTTGTCTGTGCCAACAAGAAACGCATTGAACTTCATGTAGGGCAGACGAGAGTCGTAGGTCACCACCCCGCTCGAATTACGCACCCTCCGGCCATAGTCAGGCGCAACGGGAACTAAGCCTGGCTCATCAAAGAGATACCAGTTCACCGTAATGTCTGGCGTGGCGGAAGATGGCTTGTAGGTCAGAAAAGCCACCTTCAATGTGCCGCCGCTCGTGTCCATGCCATAGATGCAGCAAGGTCCGTTCGCACGGTAAGCAATCATGCCGCTACTTGCCGGGAGCGAAACGATGACCTGCCGGTAATTGACATGGAACCATGGCGACGACGCTACAGCAGTCCCTTTCATCCGAAGTGCCAGATTTTTAAACGTGCTGTCGATCTGCACTTCGTTTATGCCGTTCCGTATTCTCTGCCCAAAGTCCGCCATTAGCCGACGATTCCATAGATGATTCTTGCATTAGCCCGATAGGCAGCCGCCGCCACAAGGAACCGCCAACTCAACGTGGTCCCGGATATCTCGAACTCGGGTGCGAAATATGATCCAGCCGGCGCCTCAGAATTCAGGGCCAGCTGCGCAAATGGCTGCCGCCCAGCGAACGCAGGAACGCTGATAGAGCCATCGGAAGTGCCCGTTTCGACCGAACCCAAGATCCGCGTCAGCCGATCAGTGACCCTCACCCGTAGGCGCCCATTTCCATCAAAAAACTGAGTTCCATAGCTCATGACAAAAGACCCGTTTCAATGCGCAGCACGCCGTTTTGGTCGTAGATGAATTGCCCGTTTCCGTTGGTCACCATTCGGCCGCCGCCTGTGAGCGGCATGTTCTGCTCAATGACCCCGGTTCGGAAGTTCATCCGCAAAATTCGTTGCCCTTGGGAATTCACTGCGTCCGACTCCAGCCAGTCCTTGAACTTGGCCGATCCGATGGAGGCGTTGCCGATGATGGCCTCGTTGATGATCGTTTGGCCGCCCTGAATCACAAACGGCGTTGTGATGACGCTGTTCTGCAGGTTGATGAGCGCAAGGCGGTCGGCCAGAAATAGCACCTGGGTCTGCATGCCCTCGGGCGTGTTCTCGACGCCTACCCCGATGCCGGCGGCGTACAGCTTGCCATCCGGCCCGGTGGATTGGGCCTTGATGCTCACCATCGCATTGAGGCCGTCTTTCACCTGCTTGATCTCGGTCGCTGCGCCGCCGCCAGAAGCGATTTCCTCCTGCAACTCCTGGCCGAGCATTGACTTCGTGATCTGACCTCCGATCTGATCCAGAATCGGTCCTGCGTCGGAACTGGCCTGGCCGCGCACGCCGATGCCGGTGGCAGCGGGATACCACGCCCCGGCCACCCCGTTCTTGTCGATCAGCCGCGCCCAGAAAAAAAGCTCCTTGCCGGCGCTCAAGCCCATGAGCGTGTGCGTGTTCTGCGGGTAGGCGAACACGCCCAGCGGGATAGCCGCGTCGAAACTCGAGTTCTGCGAGTAGTACACTTCAGTGCGCTCGATGATCGACGGCCCCGGCGGCAAGCCCCAATCCAGTTGAATGCCGAACAGCAGGCCGCGCGCGACCAGGCTTGTGACCACCGGCGGCGGCCCGACAATGCCATCCAACTGCGTCAGCGCCGAGGTGGTCCAGATCGAAGCCACGTCCAGCGCGTTCAACGCCCGCACGCGGAACGTGTACCCGCCGGCGTAGATGTTGGGCACCTCTACCCGCGTGTAGCCGGTGCGCGGCAGGTTGATCCAGTCAGAGTTGTCGCGGCGCCACTGCACCTCATAGGCCACCGCGCTGTCGGCCGCCTTCCATTCGAAAACGGCGGTGTGGTTCGCAATGCCCTGGCTGACGATGTAATAGGCGCTGATCTTCGGTTCTGTAGGTGGCGACTGCACGCCAGGCGGCACCACCGAAATCGGCGGGCGGTCCAGGCGCGTGCCGAAGTCCACGTTGTTGAACTTGCCCGGCTCGTGCTGGATGGCCGAGATATCGGCCAGCAGCCCGTCCTTGCGCTCGATGCGCAGCACCCGGAACGTCTGCGCGGACAGCGCTTCCGATTCCAGCGTCCATACGCATTCGGCCTCCGGCACCTCCGAGAAGGGCGTCTTGACGTCGATGTGCATGGCCGTCCCAGGCAGGCCGATCAAGTCCCAGGTGAGCGCCGTAGAGTCGTAGCTGTAGACCCCGCTGTCCAGTGTCAACGGCTCGCCCATGGCCGACGACACTACGCGGGTTTCGGACGTGCCGCTGGGCAGGTTCACGGTCAACCGGTCACCCGGCCGGATGCCCAGTTCGGCGTCCACCACGATCCGGCTGGCTGTGGCCTCGCGGATGCGCCCGCCAATACGCCGGCCGGCCAGGTGCTGGTCAGCAACCCGAATGATGCTGCCGGGACGGATCTGGCAATGTTCCAGGCCCACCGTGAAGGTGACGCCGCGCGTCTCCAGCTGCGAAGTCAGCAAAAGCCACTTTCCAACGCGATTGGCCTGGCCCCGCGACGTGCAGCCAAACGCGGTCACCTCCAGCTGCTTGATGCCATAGCGCGCGATGCCCTCGCGGTTCTCGACGTATTCGACCTTCTGGCGCCCCATGTCGGACAGGTCGTTCCAGGACACCAGCGCCACCGTGTACCGCGTATTGAGCGCCGAGCCGGTATAGCTGAACTTGCCGCCGATAACGTTGGCCGACGAGAAGGTATAGACCGGATCACCAGGCATGTCCGCGACAGCGAACACCGAAGAATTCGCCCAGTAGGCCATGCCCCGGAAGATGGATGCGAAGTCCTGCACCACCCGCGTCGCGTCGGCCGTCGACTGAAGGTAGACGTTGCAGGTGAAGCGCGGTTCCTTCCCGCCGAACCCATCATCCACCCACTCATCGCAATACCGGCCGACCTGGTACAGGCCCCACTTGTCCAGCCAGCCGGCCGGCACCCGCTCGCCCAGGCCGTAGCGGTCATTGCTGACCAGGTCGAAAAACACCCAGGCCGGATTGTCCGTCCAAGCCAGCTTGAACGTGCCATCCCAGACGCCCGTGTATGTCCGCGTGTCCGGATCGTAGTTGGACGGCACCCGGATGATGCGTCCCTTCAGGTCATAGGCGCGCGTGGGCACGCTCTGGAACTGCGAGGCGTCGACCTTGATCCCGACCACCGCCGACATGGGATAGCGCAGCTTGGCGTCGATAACCTCGGTCACTGCGTCGACCACAGTGCGATCCAAAATCGTGCTGCTGTTGGCGTTGGCCGTCAGGCGACGAACGCGGATGCTCCAGCCCTGCAACGCGCCCGCCGGCAGGTCGATGCGGTGCGACCGCGCATAGCGCTGCGTGGCCTTGCCGTCAAAAGCGCTGGCCAGCACCTGCTGGTAGGCCGCGCCGTCGCGGCTAACGTCTATGGCGTACTCGACGCGGTAGCCGTTGATGTCGCCGTTGCTGGTGTTGGCCTGGCTCAGGCCCTCCACCGCCAGCGTGACACGCACGGCCGACAGCTGGCGATTCGTGAATAACCGTACCCAGGGCTGCGTGGCCTTCAGCTCGGTTCCGATGCCGATGGTGTTTTCTGACGCGGGGAAGCCCGGCAACGGATCCTGCCATTGCGTCCCTGTGCGGAAGTCCACCGACACGCTGGAGAAGTTCAACGAGCCATCCTCGTTCGCCACAGGCGTGCCGTTCAAGTACACGTCACGCAGCGCGCTTCCTAGACCATGCGTGGGACCATAGATTTCGCCCTCGCTCAACAGGTCGATGACCCTGGCATAGGCGATGCTGTGCAGGCTGTCGGGCGCCTCGGTGGGGCCGCGCCCGCCGCCGCCGCCCTTGCCACCCTTGTGGCCCACGATGACGCGATCCTTGCACCCATAAGAAAAGGCGCCCTGGGGCGCCTTTCGCTTCATGCGGACTCGCTGTTTCATGCCTGATCTTCCGAGAAAATTCCCGCCGATATCGTCGCGCTGCCGACGATCATCCGGCCGTACAGGAGTGGCGCGGGATTGCCCTGCACCGTCGTGTTGACCGGGCCGTTGAAGTTGTACGAAGCGCCGTTTTCGGGGCGATCCTTGGCGCTCAAAGAGCGCTGCTGCGGAGAAAGCATTTGCACGACGCCGCCCAGCATCATGGCGCCGCCCATTTGCATGAGGGGAACGCCAATTCCGCTGCCCACGCCGGTGAATGTCAGCACCCCCCCCACAACCACCAAGGCAGCACCAAGAATGGTCTGGAACAATCCGGCCCGCTTCGCGCCTGCGGGCATCGGCGCAATACGGATATCGTTGTCGCCCACCGGATGCGAAAGCTGGTGTTCGCTCAAGTTCCGCTTCCCGACGAAGCAGGCATAGGCCACGCCCTGGCCCTTGCTCGATGCCATCGCGGTCTCAAAGCCCGGCACCAACACGCAAAGCGCGCGGACAGCCTCTGCGGTGCTATTGACTGCCAACCTATGCACCCGGCCGAATTGCGCGCCAAGGCGGCCGTATAGCCGCACCGTGCGTAGTGTTTCGTTCATACATCACCCTTGATAGCGCAGCACCAGGCGCGTTGCCTCGCGCCAGTAGCCGCCATACACCACCCGTTCGGACTGCCGTCCGTAGAGGTGGTGCAACATCGCGTCCGGTACCGAGAACAGGCCCGGCGCTTCCTTCAGCCCTTCGCTGCCCATGAATACACCGGCGTGGTTCGCCCGATTGGATCTGACCTGCATCAGGATCACATCGCCTGGCGCCAGGTTCTCGCCGGATTGCAGAGGCCGAAAGCCCGCCTCAGCATAGTGGTCCATGTACAGGTCACCGTCGCGGCCATCTTCCCACCATCCATCATCCCTCTGGAAATCCAGCAAGTCGACGCCTCGCTCGCGCATGTACCAATCGCGCACCAGCGTGTAGCAATCCAGTACGCCATGCGCGAATTGCCGCCCCAGCAGCGGCGCTTGAAAGCCCACGGGTGTGAAGCCGCGAACCTCGCCCGCCTCCACCGCTCCACCATCGCCCTTGCTCACGGCCACGATGAACCAGGGAAGGCCGGTGGCCTCGCACGCCACACGGTCCGCCTCGCTCGGCGCCGGCGTCTCGTCCGGATGGGAATGCACGATCGCGACAATCCGGCCGGTGTCCTCCGCCGCTGCGTAGTCGTCAGGAGCAAGGGCGAAATGGTCGGCGCTGGCCGCCGTATTGCGGCACGGCACGTACACCTCACGGCGCGCCACCATCACGACCAATCCGCAGGACTCACGCGGATACTCGGCCACCGCATGGGCGCGGACGGCCTCCATCGTCTTCTTACGCATGTCTACCCTCTGATCAGGTCGGCGGAGGGAAACCCTCCGAAGTTGATGACCTCGTATTCACCGAAACGCTTCTTGCAGTCCGTCATGAGGCCCGAACAGCGGTCGCGCGCCGGGTCCGTCACCGGGTTGCCAGCCAAGTCAAACATGCGGCCGCCGGTGTATCCGCAGTACGGGCCGCGGTAGCCGCCCTTGCGGAGCCAGCCGCACACGCCAGCGATGATCGGACGGCTGGGCAGTTGCTGGCCGTCGAAGTCCAGTGCGCTCGACAGCTGAAATTCGACCACCTCCGCTGTCTCGCTGGTTTTCTGCTGCACAATCCAGACCTCCGCCGGCAGTTCCTCGGCCGGGTTAGCGGTGGGGTTTCCATCGGGGAAGTTCTGGGCGTCCAGGTAGGTGCCCAGCGTGCGGCGCACTCGGACCCAGGCGCCAACCATGTCATTCAGGGCAATGCACAGCGAAGAAATCACGCCGGCAATCGGTTGCCCTTCCGCATCAAGACCGATATTTCCCACCGACAGGGTGGGCGTGGGCTGCTGACCGTCTCCAACCTGCTCAAAGCCCTCTGCCGTGATCGCCCAAGGCTCGTACCGCTGTCCCTGCCACCATATTGGGCCAACCTGCGTGTACCCGTGGAAGCGCTGTAGCGTCCCGCCAATCGGTGTGGCGTCCATTTCGTAAAGCTCTATCAGGTCGCCAACATCCAACTTCTGCACATCTGCATAAATTCGCATGTTGCCTCCTATGCCCGCAGCGTCGCGGCAAGGATGAACAGGTCATCCAGGTTCGCGGCGGCCAGGCCCAGTTCGTCAGCAATGGCCAGCAGCATCGGGCTGTCGCGTTCGAACTGCTGGATATCGTTCCACGCGTCGCGGTAGTAGGCCGGCGTGGTCGGCGCGGCAAGAAGCTCGTCCACGGCAGCGAGCAAGTCGCGCTTGGCGGGGCTCGGCCCGGACGTGTCGTTGATGACGATGCGCCCGTCCTCCATGGTGGACAGACGCAGCGCTTGACGCCCCTGGAACCGGGATACCGCGGCGGGGACAGCCACGTGCGGTGCATGCCACTCGCCGTCGCTCCCCGCAACGTAATACAGCTCGGGCCGCTGCGCTTTCATGAGCAACCAGCCAGGAGGGCATTCGCCATCAACCTGCTGTTGGGAATCACCGACTTTCGCGTAAACGCTCATCCCTTTACCCTCCAGACCAAAACCCGGCATTTGTTGGGAGAAACAAGCGATCCCTGCGTGGGTGTTCCGCCCAGGTTAGGCAACGGATCGACGCCGCTAGCCCCCGTTCGCACAAGGATGGCGCCATTACTAAGCTGCCCCGCCCTGGTCCCGAAAGCCCGGTTACCGCCGGAGCTATCGGTGTACCAGCCTGTTTCCGCCCATCCGTCCGTGTAAAGCATTTCGGCCCGGCAAATCAGGCTGAACCCGAGGAAAGGCGCGGGCGGGGTCAGCACATAGGTGGAATTCGCAGCTACCGAAGCCGGGTTTGCGGCCGTCCCGCCATTGGGATACAGAATCGTGAAGGCAAGCTGGCCGCTCAGCGTCTGAAAGGCGGAATTCAGCGCGGCATAGTCGCTGGCCAGCTGCGCCGCGTCCGCGCTGCCAGGGTTGGTGACGACGCCGAACGCATGAATGGTCCACACGCCCGAGACATTCAAGGGCCGAGTTTCATCGCCCGTGTTCCGGATCCACTTGTTCCCGTCTCCGGCTTGTGCAACCCCGGAAATTAGGCCCAGGTTGGCACTATTTCCGCTGGTCAGCACGGGGGACAGGGAGCCGTTGACAAGAAGGTTGGTAGCAGAGGAAAAGTTCGCCGCGACGGAATACTGCATCGGCCCCAGTTGGTCGGCCTGCAAGCGTCCATTGCTGCCCGACCTGAAGCCATCACCGCGCTGGAATACAGCCCCCAGAGAACCGGACGATTGGCCGTTGAGGTCCGGCAGCCGGATGGTGGTTGATCCGTCGCCCAGCGTGTACGAACCGCGCTTCAGCGGATCCGCCAGCCAATCCGCTTCCGTCACCACCGGCACCTTGCCGCCCGTCACCATGGCCGCCAGGTCGGGAAAGGTGGCGCGGCTGACGGTCTGCCCGTCCGCGGGGATCTGGCCGGCCGGAATGGACGTGCGCAGCGACCACCAGGCCACCGAACCCGCCGGCGGGCCGGTGGGAATCGGCGGCAGCTGGCTGGCCGGCACCTTCCCGCCCGTGTCCAGCGTAGCTACACCCCCGGGCTGGCCCTTCTGCGACAGCGGGATGGAATCCTCGGCGGCGGGCAGGTTGATTGCCGGGACTTTGCCATCCGCCCCCAGCGGCGCCACACCGCCCGCAGTCCCCGCCGGCAGATTTGCAACCGGCACCTTTGCGCCGGCATCCAGCGGCGCAACGCCCCCGGCCGCGCCCTTTTCCTCCACCGGGATAGAGTCCGCCAGTTCCGGCAGATGCGCAGCCGGCACCTTGCCGGAGGCATCCAGAGGCGCCACGCCCCGGCCATGCCCTTCTCGGTCGCTGGGATGTCGCCATCGGCCTTGGCCTTAGCCGCGACAGCAGTGGCCTCGGCATTCGCCGCCATCGATTCGACAGCATCGACGCCAGCTTGCACCTTGGTGAAGTTGGCATTGACCATCTGCATGCCGTTACGCAGAGGGTCGCCGGTGCCGTCGTTGGCCTGCTGGCCGACGTTGATAGGATAGAGTTGTTCCATAGTGCCTACGGCACATGCCGCTGCGTGAAAGTTACAGAAATGGAATACCAGCCACCACCATTCGGTATCAACTGGTAGTCGCTCGCCCTGTAGGAGAGCTGCTCGCCGAGGGGCGCTGTCCACAGGAACGCCCGCCAGGTGCCGTGACGATCCAGGAAATCCTTGATCGGCCTAACCTCCGCCTCGCTCCCAAAAAAGGACAGCGGCCAGGATTCGGTCCGAGAGTTCAGGCCGTCTTGCGCCACCTGCTCATAGCCATCGCCGAACTGCGCCCGGAGCACTCTGAACTTCACCTCCGCCTGCGGGTTGCGCCTTGGACACCAACGAAAGACCTCCAAATTGCTCATTACCCCTTCCTTCCATTACGTTCGTTCCAAGAAGCCCCGCCTGGCCGGTGTGACTTTGCGATGAGAATCTGACAGCGGGCATCGACGAATTCGCCGATTTCACGGCCGAATTGCTCAAGGCCCTGAGGTCCTTCGGTCTTGCTGTTGCCGTCCGACTGGACATAGACGTTGACCTGAATAGAGGTCGGCCCTGCCCCCCCTTCTCCACCGCCATGGGCCTGCACCCCGAGACGGCCATCCGGCCCGCGACGAAGAGGCATGATCGCCTCGGGCCCCGCCTCGGCGAAGACGCCCGCCCCCTTCGCAAACTGGAACACCTGCGGCTTGTCATAGACGCCACTGGAGAATGCAGAAAGGCTCGGAGATTCGTAGACATTCCCCTTGGCGTTGGCCGTCCAGCCGTTCGATGCGATCAGCGAGCCAATTCCATCACCCCCCGCCGCCTGAACCTGGCTGGCTGCGGCCTCCGTTCCCGCCGCGGCTCCGGAACTGGCCCCAAACAGCGATCCGACGACAGCGGTGAACATGCCCATCGTCGCTTGGCGTGCGGCAATGCGCGCCAGGTCAGAAAGGACGCTCTTGGCGAAATCTGCGAAATTCGCCTTGCCGCTGACCACGAAGGAGGCCACGGCGTCCGACATTCCCTGGAACAGGCTTGTGAACACCTGTTGGGATTGGGCCATGACGTTGGCCGAAGCGTCCGACCAGTCGTTCAGTGCCCGAATGGCCCCGTTCTTCCAATCCCCCTGGAGCGCCAGCCGCTCATCCATGTAACCGCGCTCACGCGCGATCTGGGCCTGCATGGCGGCGTCAATCTCGGCGATGCCTTGCAGGTACTGCTGGGAGTCCAGCGCGCCGGCGCCCCCCTCGCGCAGCATCTTGTCCGTGAAGCCGTCGCGGATGCGCCGAAACCGGTCCTGGGCCTGGTTGATCGAGTCGACCAGCGCACGATCATTGCTGCCCAGGGTGAGCGCGTTGTTCTGCCTGCTCTCCTGCAGAGCGCGCGTTTCGCTGTAGTTGGTAATGTCGAGCTGCGTCGCCCTTAGGGCCCCACGGATCTTCGCCTGGTACTTCTCGATGTCCGTAGCTTCCTGCTGCTGCGAACGGGCGATCTGCGCTTCCAGTTCCTGGACGCGCCCGGCGTAGCGCTCTCGCTCGGCGAGCTGCTTTTTCCCGCCTGCGATGTCCGCCTGCTTTCGAGCGATCTCCAGTTCGTCATTCAGGGCGGCGCGTTGCGCGGCTGCCCGCCGACGAATGAAAGCCTCTTCCGACAGCAGACCGACCGCGCGCTGGCCCTCGAGCGCGGTGGTCTCTGCCCTGAGCGCCTCCTCGCGCATCCTCGCCTGGGCCTGCATTGCGGCCAACTGGCCGGATATCGCGTTCTGACCAGCGCTGACAGCATCTTTGTCCAGAAACTTTTTTCGAGTCTCATCCTCGCGGTCTTTGATGGCCTTGGCCGAGATCCGAACGTCCGAGGGGTCCACGGCCCGGATTGCAGCTTCCAGCCGCGCGTTCTTTTCCAGCGCCTCGGTCAGCTGGCGGACCTTGCTCGTCTGCTTGTCGTAGGCGTCCAGCCCCTTGGCCGCCTCGATGGCCGCAGCATTCGCTGCAGCGTTGAGGCCTTGAACCTGCGCGACTGCGTCGGCCAGGCCCTTCTGGTTGAGCGCATCGCCCAGGGCGCCCTCAGCGTTGCTGACCCGCGCCCGGCCCGCATCATTCAGGCCGGCCGGCCCGGCATCGCGCTGGCGCATCAATGCGATGTTCTCGCGCAAGGTGGCGATCCGCGCCTCAAGCGGGTCTTGCTCCTGCCCCACGCGCTTCATCGACTCCCAGGCGCCGTCGACCGCACCCTTCACACTGCGCCAGGCCCGCTCCAGAGCGCCCAGCTTTTCAGGAGCTTCGTTACCGAGGTAGTCGTGCAGGGCCCGCGAAGTCTCGCGCATGGCGCCTTCGCGGTTGCCCGTCTCTTCGAGCGTGCGGATGTAATCCCATTGCGCCAGGCTCATGAAGTTGAGCGAGCGGTTGTGCTCATCTGCCCACTTCGTGACCCCCTCCGGCATCTTGGCGAAATCCTTGGAGATATCGTCCATCGACTGGCCGGAGACTTTCTGGAACGTCACCATCGTGCTGGACATCAGCTGGATGGTGTCGGCCGAGATCTGGCCTGTCGCAACCAGTGCCTCGACAGCCTGTTGCGCCTTGCTGCGGCTTCCGTTTTCTCCGGCCGCGGCAGCGGCCATGCCCCGGATCTTCTCCGCGGTCACGCCCGCATAGTTCCCGGTGAGCTGAATCGTTCGATTCAGGCGTGCGGCGTCCTCGCTTCCCTGGTACGCCGCGATGCCAAACGCCACCGCTGCGCCGGCGGCCAGCGTGTATGGGTTGATGAGGCCCAGAAGCGTGCTTCCAAGGGCCTTCGCGGCGGGCACGACGCCGCCGAACATATCCTTAAGCTGCCCGCCCTGCTGCAGCAGCACCGTCATGGGCTGCTGTCCGCCCTGCAGCGACACGACAATGTCGGTCAGCTGCGCAGGTACACCGCGCATTGCAGCTGCGGTCTGAGCAGCGCTATTCCCGTACTTGTCGAGGGCGCGCCCCGATGTCCCTAGCGCCAGCTCCTGCTCGCGCAGTTTCGCAATCATCGGAGCTACGCGCGCCGACACGCCCAGCTCGGCTGCCTGCAATTCGAGCAATTCCGACTTCGTCTTGCCGATCGCCTGCACCTGGCGCTCGAGCCCTTGGACGAATCGCTCTGACGTCTGCGCAAATGCTTGGCTGCCCGCAGCCGACGCATTGACGGCCTGGGACATCTGCCCCGCTGACGCCCCCATCTTCGCCGAGGCCGCGCTGGCGCGCCCCAGAGACGCCTCGGTGGTGGAGGCAAATTGCTCCGCGGCGGCCCCGGACGCCGAGAATCCGCGTATCAGATCCGCCTCATCCGCGGTCAGTCTGACGCCGAGAACCTTGTCATTCATATGATTCTGCCGCTGAAAGTTCAATGTGTGGACTTACGCTTGCTCCAAGAAGACCTCCAAAGCAGCGCGCTCCATGGCACGGATATCCAGGAATGCCTGCCTCAAGTCCGCCCCCGACGGCAGAAGGACCTCAAGGGTTGCCCGAATCTCCGACGCCGCAATTCCTGATCGAATGGGCCGCCCCATCGCAGGGACAAGCCAGGTCCAGCACGTCTCCAATTCGAGAAATGCCTTGACGGTTTCCCAGTTCTCTTCGAACACCTCGAAGGGCTCAACGGCGGCGTTGGCGCCAGCTGCGGTAAGCACGTCCGCCGGCGCGCCAGCCGCAGTCAGCGCCGCCAGCACCAGGTCATCGGGGTCGAACGCGCTTGCCGCGTTACGGCCACCAGTCGCCCAGTGCCGCGCGGCCCCTACGAGTTTTTTTCCTGCACCTGCTGATGCGCGCGCCAGAAGCCCTGGAAGAGGGAAATCACCAGTTCGGGCCAGTCCTTGAGAACCTGGTCCAGCGCCTTGACCGAGAACGGAATCGAATCGCCCTGCCCGTCGCGAACGCCGAGCCAGCCGGTCATCTTGTCCTTGATGAAGTCGACGTCGGAGGCATAGCCCCACTTGGCGGGCTCTTTCTGCCCCGCCGGCACGGGCAGCACGGGCTGGCCCAGCCGCTCGCGGTAGGCGTTGGTCATGGCGTCATGCAGGGCGTTGATTTGATCCAGGGGGCTGCGCTTGTACTGCGCAACGAACTTGATCTCGACCGGCGCCCCATCCTCGCCGTTCACCACCAACTTGATCTCGCTCGCAGCGATGGCGCGCTTGGTAACAACAAAAGCCATGGAAAGCTCCAAAATTGAAAGCGCCCGGCTGTACCGGGCGCGGATAGTTGCAGGGTTCGACCGCCGCGGATCAGCGAACGATGATTTCCAGTTCGTCGTTGCCGTTCGGCCCCGGGTTCACGTTCATGTCCAGGCCCAGCATTGCCACGTTGTCCTGGTCCGAATAGGCCGGATTGGTCAATTGCGCGGTGGGCGCCTTGATCTCGATGATGTTGCCCGCCGCCGTTCCGTGTTGAATCGCCAGCGCCTTGCCTTCGCCGGACAGCACGATCGCCGGCCAATCCAGCTGGGAGATGCGCGGCAGCTCGAGGGAAATCTTGCCGGTCGGCTGGCGATCGGTGATCTCGGCCCCTTCGCAACCAATCAGCGAGCGCCAGACCAGCTGGTTGGCGATGTCGAAGGTCAGCGACTGCAAGCACCCGGAATAGGTGCCCAGCGACCAGGCCGGCGTGTTGGCCTTGTTGACGCCCTTCGGGATCTGGAAAGCGCTGTAGTCCACGTCCGTCGGGTTGGCGCCGTCGGTGATGGGCAAATAGACGCCCATGAAACGAAAGCGCATGAACGGGATGCCCTTGGCAGTCAGGTCAAAAGAGACCGTGCCGCGAGCGTCTAGGATCTTGTGGAACACACCGTCCAGGTAGTAGTGCAACGCGATGCGCTCGAAGTTTTCGGAAACCGGCAGGTAGCGCACATCCGTACCCGTGGTGACCGTCTCGGCAAAACCGCAGGCGCGCAGCAGCGGCCCCCAGGCCGGCGCCTTACCGGCCGTGCCGGATCCGGCAAGTTCGACCTCCCCTTCGATTTGGGCGTACTGGGTGGTGGCGACTTGCCCCGCGTTGCCCATGTAGGGCCGCAGCAGCGCACGCTCGACGAATTCCGCCGACAGGGGCGTGGCGGTCACGTTGCGCAGCAGGATCGCGTTAGCCGCCCCGGTGGGAACCGGGTCGACCCCTTCCGCCGTCTGGATCTTGGCCAGCAACAGCGTCTTTCGGATGGATTTGGCCATTCTTGGCTCCGTAAATGTCTTGATTCGAGGGATTAGGCGGTGCTACCGCAGTCGCACGGCGACGTCCGCTCAACAAGCACGCGCTCGCCCGTGGCAGGATCGCGGAGGTAGCTGCCGCCCTGGCCGTGGAACTTGTCAGGTCCCGCTGCAGCTGGGTTGATCGCTTCGGAAGACGCGCCGGCTGGCTCGGTATCGACGCCACCCGCCGGAATGCTGGTCGGTTTCATTGTGGACATGCTGCTCTCCTTCGGGTGCCTGAGCGTCAGGCGCCCAGGGAATGCTCATCGGTCTGATAGGTGATGCGGTAGCGCTTGGTGACCACCTGTCGGCGAAGATCGCCATTGGCATACTTGGGCTCGTCCGTGCCGAATTCCACAATCGACACCATGTTGGGTCCTGAATACCCCAACACGATCGGCTGCGCCGCTTCGAACACCTCCTCGGCCAGCTGAAGGTGATCGTCGCCGCACGTGTGAACGATCAGATGGACTTCTCGCACCCGAGTGGCACGCGGCGGCAAAAGCTCCTGGATCGACTCAGCCCCCAGCTGCACGGAGACCACTTTCGGGTCCTCTCGCGAGATCGCGCGCATGGGGGAAGCCTCAACGGCTGCCGGAAATCCACCGGGCGCCCCCGCGAGGGCCAAGCGAAGGTCCAGCACGTACTGTTGCGCCAGGGATGTCATGGCAGAAACTCCAACAATGCACGGGTCCAATACCCGTCTCCGCGCACCGTCGGCTCCTGCCGGACCCGATAGCGCTTGCCACCGATATCGAGCAAACTGTGGTACTTCAGGCCCGGCGCGGCCGACGTCGTAAATTCGATTTCGTAGTCGGTCGAATGAACCATGGTCGCCTCGTCGATAACGTCGGGACGGTCAAACCGGACCATGAAATCGACGGCAGGGACAACGCCGACCAGGCTGGCAAGCTCGCGCATCCCTGCCTGGTCGAACGCTTCATCGAAAATCGCGTTGTCCCACATGGCGATTACGACGCCTTGAGCCGGATGACGGCGTTCGGCCGCGTGTTGATCGTCAGCGGATTGGACTGCACCTTGAGGTCGACGCCCATGCCGTGCTGGAGAACCTCCTGCGAGGCGTAGAACGGCAGGCCCGGGGTGTTGACCACGTCGATGTGGTTGGCCGGCGCGAAGCGGGTCTGGAACAGATCTTCGGTAACGATCGGCACCAGGTAGCCCTCGGTCGGATCGAGGAAGGTCACGGCGCCCACTTTGCCGTAGTACTCCTTCCACTCGACGTCTTCGAAGATGAACCCCTTGCGCATATCGGCGCGCAGGAATTCGCCGTCCTTCCAGCGGTCGAATGCCTTCTCGACGGAATCGTGGCCCGTGAACGCGTCATACAGGCCGCGCCCCATGATGCCGAGCCAGCCCTTGATCTGGACGGAACCGGCCAGCGCGTCTTCGGCCAGGCGCTTGGCGTCCAGTACCTTCTGGCGCACCTTGGTGCTGGCCGTACCCAGACCCAGGTTCACCGTCTTCTGCGTGTAGCCGAAGCGCTGGTACAGATCCAGCAGCACGCGCTCGCCGTCGGCGTCGAAGATCTTTCCGGTGACGGCGCCCAGACGATGGTAGGCGAGTGTGGCGTTGATACGCGCGCGCAGCTTCACGGTGCGCTTGTTGACGATGCTCTGCATCACTTCCAGCTCGCTCTCGGTTCCGAAGGCGCGCACGCCTTGGATCTCGTCGGCGTAGATCGTGTCGCGCAGCGGCAGGTGCAGCGTGTTGAACGGGATCAGGTCGCGCCGGTCTTTTTCGCTGGTCTGGCCGGGCGAGCCGCGGGGCGAATCGGCCACCAGGGCGAGCTTGCCGTTTTCGCGCTCGATCGAGACCGTCAGCGTCGAAACGCCGTCTTCGTCGAACATGCTGTCCAACGTAGTGGGTACGGCCTGGCCTTCGGGCTGCACGTTGAGGGCGGCCGTCAAGGACGCCAGGGAGAACGCGTTATCGCGGAAGATATCGATGTGTGCCATGTTTTAGGCTCCTGAAAATGACTATGGCCCGCCTAAGGCGGGCCATGCGTTGGTCCTTGAACGGGGTGCCGCAGTCGCGAGTTAGTCGCGCACGACGAGGAAATTGGGCGCGAAGTCGGCCCGGGCTTCGGGGTCCAGCCCGGTCAGGGACCAGGCCGCGACTTCGGCCAGCCGGACGATGCCAGTCGCCGGCTGGGGATCCGTCGAGGCGTCGGCGGCGCCGTACAGAACCGCAGCAGCTTTTTCCGTGCCGTCAGTGCCAGCGGGGTTGTACGCCGCGTATTGTTTGGTTGCGGTGATCTGCCCCAGGACCTGGCCGGACGGGTAGCCGGTCGCCGTGGCGGCCAGGATGATTTTCTCGCGGGAGATCTCGCCAGCGCCCTCGGACAAGAGGAATTCGGCGGTACGGGCTTTTTCATGCAGGGTGTTCATGCTTTCTCCAGGATGAGTAAGTGCTGCTTAGGACGCGCGGCGGCGTGCCGCAGCACGAGCCTCGTAGAAGTTGGTAATCGAGAGGGTCGGCACGGCTTTGGCCGGCGTGGCATCCGGCCGTTGGGTGTTGTCAATGGCGAGTCCAGACGCTGCGGTCACTGCGTCGAACAGCCTCGCGCGGGCCTGGTCAACCGAAAGACCCGCAGCGACAAACTCTGCCGCCTTGTCGGCCATCTTGGCTGCGAGGCACACTCCGGCAATTTCCGCCGCCTGCGCGATCCGCGCGTCCGCCTGCTCTATGCTGGTGAGCCCGGATGAGAGGAGCACACCCTCCGAAAGGTGGGCCACACCGGCAGCGCGGCAGGCGGCGTAGACATGCGCGACCACGGCGGTGGGCTGGGTCGCATTCACCTGCGGCTGCGTGGCCGGTGCCGTCGGCGCGGCTACCGGTTGATTCGCAGCCGGCTCGGGCGGGACGACAACCGGCTCAGGAGCAGGCGACGGAGTTGCGGCGTCCTGCTGGTCGAGCATCGCAGCCACCTCGGCCGGCAGGTTCTTGTGCTTGCGAAGCACCTCGGCAGCCAGCTCGGACGACATCTGGAGACGGACAGGGTCTTCGATGAGATCGCAGAAACCCAGCGCCTGAGCCTCAATCGCGGACATCCACGTGGTCGAATCCATCATTTCCACGATCTTGTCCGCCGCCAGGCCGCTCTTGCGACTGTAGGCCGCGACGACGCCATCGCGGATCCTGTCCATCATGTCCGCCGTCGCGCGAAGGTCCTCGGCCGTGCCGCCAGCGAGGGTCCAGGCGTTGTGGATCATCAGCTGGGCGTTGTCGGGCATGATCAGCTGATCACCAGCCATCGCGATCAGTGAAGCCGCCGACGCTGCGACGCCATCAACGCGCGTCGTGACGCGTCCAGCGTAACGCCGGAGCGCGTTGTAGATCGTCAGCGCGTCGAAAACGTCACCGCCGGGGCTATTGAGCGACACCAGGATGTCGGCGCCCCCCGCTGCAGCTGCATCCAGTTCGGCCACGAAGGCTGCTGCCGTGGTTCCCCAGAAGCTGATTTCGTCATAAATGCGGATCTCGACCAGCGGCTTATCGGCCTGCGCCTTAGCGGTGATCGTGTACCAGAGCTTCTTTGCCATGATGGCTCCATATCTATAGTTGTTGCGGCTATTCCACGTCGCTCTGCGGGATAGCCTTGCCCGCCGCCGTCGACCGTCGCGGGTCGCTGTCAAACACCGCCCCCCCAGCATCCGCCGCAGCGTTATCCGCCGCGATATCCGCAGCCACCTGGTCAGGGTCATCGCCCTGGGCCAGGATCACCGCAGAGCGGCTTGTAAAGCCGGATCGCACTTGCTTTTGCTTGGCCTCGATGTCCTGCACCGGGTGGAAGTACGGCCAACCCTGCGGCACCCAGAGGACACGCAGCCATTCCCGGCGGCGCCGGTGGTAGTCCGGCATCGGGATAGTTCCAGCCAACGCCAAAGCGTCGATCCAGGCCGCCCACACTGGACGGCAGACCTGATGAATGAGGCAGTGCCATTGGTACTGCTCCATCAGGCGGTGGAATTCATTCACCAACACCCGCAACGCTCGATCGCTGATGTTCCGCAGATCACCAGTTGCCAGCTCATACGGAATGCCGACCGAGGCAAACGCCGCCATCAGCTGATGGCGCATGAAGCTTTCATAGTTGTTGTCGGCACCGGGAGGCGTCGAAAACGTCACCTCCTCGCCCGGGGCCAGTTCCTGCATCGTGCCGGGCTCCATGGACACTAGGGGAATACCGTCGTCATCCTCGACATAGTCGTCTTGCCCCCGGTGAGCGGGTTTGTGGGGTCCTCGTCGGGATCCGGCTTCGTGATAAAGCCGGCGAACAGGTTGGAGACTTCTTGGCGATACATCACCGCGTCGTCCAAGTTGTCGATCGACTTCAGGCGCAGCAATACGGTTGCGAGGGCGGGCACCCCACGGACTTGGCCAGGCCGCTGCATCTGGAAAGCATGGATGACCTGGTCGGCCGGCACCGATACGATCTCCTGCGCCGGGCTGGATCGCCCGAATTCGCCCGGGTGACGCCTCCACATATGAACCGCTGTCCTGCGGCCGATAGCATCGAACTCAATGCCGTTCACCACCTCACCGCCGTTGGGCAGCGCGTAGGTGCGCTCCACCGGCACCTGGTCGCCTTCGATCAACTGGAGCTGCAGGGGGACGACCAGACCATCGGAGGGGCGGCGCCGACGAAGACGAACGAAGACTTCCCCCGCGGTGAAGATGGACCGATCCACCAGCGACAGCATCCCGTAGAAATCCAGGCGCCCGTCCGCATCGGCCTCGACACACCAGTCGGCCCACAGTTCCTTCAATAGCTTGCGCACGGCCTTGTCGGGGTGCTGGGGGTACGGCTGAATACCGGTTCCGATCGCATTGCTGTCCCACTTGCGCTCAGCGGCCGAGGCCCACGGATCGTTTCGAACCGCGTCCCTGGACCGTCGGCGCTGTAGGGCGAGCCCTTGCGTTGCGGCCGCGTTCGGGCCGGCCGCAGAAGGGTTCCAGTTCTTCGCGCGGCTGCCGGTCGCGCTGCCGCTCTCATAGCTGGAACTCATCTGCGCATTCAGACGCCGAGGCACCAGAAGGCCGGAGCGGCGGTGCGTGGCATAGCTCATCGAATTCCCTTTCCAGCGTTGCGCAGTCGAAACTGCCGCGGGCGCCGCTTGCCCTTGTTGATTTCTGCGGATACGTGCGCTCGCGCTCGCATCAGCTCGTCGATGCTGCGAAAGCGCACGCGCTTGCCGTCGTACTGGACCTCAAGCTGGCTGCCCGCAATCGCACGGTCCAGCTTCTCGAGGTCGGCCGGGGTGTACGCCATTTCTGTCGCCCTGTTCTATAGCCGTTGGTAATACCCGCCGCACGCGCTACCTGCGGGCCTTTAAATAGCTGGAGGAAGACGAGCGGCGACGGGCGGGCCGGGGCGGCGCGCGGGGTTTAGCCACCGTCACCTCACCTCGAGCTGCCTGAGGAGGCACCTTGCCGCTGGAGTCCGGGACCGGAGCGTCATCCGCTTCCGCCGAATCCGCAGGCGGCGGCATGGCGTCCAACTTGGCCGCCATCGCGTCCCACCACGCTTCCGTCTTGCGTGTAAGCCCTAAGTGTTCCGCTACCCACAGGGCATACACCGCGCAGTCCCAGGTCTCCACACGCTTGCGAATCGCCGTCCAGAGGGTGCGAACACCCGTCGCAGTCTTTCGGGCGACCCGCACTTCACCGGAGAACTGGCGGAACCATTCGTCAGAGAGGTCCGCAGAGAGGTGAACGTACCCAGGCCCAGGAGACTCAATCGCCAGCCGACTATGGAGCAGATCTTTCGCTCGATTGGTGCCCACGTGCCACAGAATCACGCCCTTTTTCACGCGCTTGCCACGCCAGTCGATATCGACTTGTCCCGCGCCATCCTTGATCGCCTTCTCTCCGAATGGCCGCCCACGCACCGCATACACACGCCGCGCCTTGTTGCGGCGCGCGAAGTCGTACACGGCGTTTGAATAGTGGCCGCCCGAGTCGATCGCGGTGGCGTAAATGCTCATCTGCTGGCCGCCCTCATGCTGGAACCGACGCTCGAACAGATATTCCGCCACGCTGTTCCAAACCTCGTCCTCCGCCGGATTCCCGTGAAAGATCTGGTGGTCGACGGTCCACATTTCGCATCCACGGCCGAAGCCCCAAACCGCCACCTCGACGCGGTTGCCTTGGGTGTCGCACCCAGCAAGTAGCAACGTGCAGCCCATGGGCACCACGTTCTCGGCCTGGCCAGGCAAGCTGTACGCTTCAATCTCAGCCCGACGTTTCAACTCATCGGCCTCGATCTTCTCGATCTCGCCTTCCCAAGCCTGGCCCAGCGTGGTGTTCCAGAAGGTCTTCAGCGGCTCATCGTCGCCCTGCTCGGCCTTTGCGTAGGCGTCCAGGAACTCGCGGACGATCTTGGACCAGCTGACCATCGGACTGTATCCAGTCCAGACGTGGAATGCGACCCGCTTGTGCGCGGGGACCACCTCTCCAGCCGCATTGCGGAATACCCCATCACGGTCGATGGTGGTTCCGTCGGAACCGTGCCAGAACCCATCCTCGGATGCTGCAAGATACTCGCCCTGGGCGATCAGGGTCCCGCAGTGCGGGCAGAGGTGTCGCACCGTATCGGGGTCATCGTTCAGCCATTTGAAGCCGTGAGGCTCGTCCTTTCCGCCCCATGTGATTGCGTGGTGCTCATCGCAGTGCGGGCAACGGATATGGTAGTCATACCGCGCATCTGCGCCGGCCGCCCGCTTTTCCATGAGGCATGTCTCTTTCAGCTTGGGGGTCGAGCCGATCACCATTTTGGGGAACGTGGCCCCCTCCAGACGTTTGGCAGCCAGCTGACCCGGATCACCCTCGCCGTCGATGTTTGAATCGAACGAACTGAACTCATCAAGGATTGCCACGCTCACGGACAGGCGGCGGTAGTTGTCCCCCGCCCTGCCCCCCGAAGGTGAAGCGCGCTGCCGATAAACTTCTTCACCAGCAGCGTGTTGTCCTTGTGACGCGCCAGCCGAGTAGGAAAAATCGGATGCATGACCTCCACGTCGCGCAGCATGGGCTCGAGCTCGGTCTTGACGAACTCGTCACGCGCGCTATCGGTCGGCTGCCACAGCGCCTGATTGCGGCGCCGATGTTCGGCGAAGTACCCGACCGCGGCGAGAACGATCTTCGTGTAGCCGACCCGGGCCGACTTGATGACATCCACTTCGGTCAGGTCATCGCTGCCGATGCATGCGAGGATCGCGCGCTGGAACGGCCAGGCCTCCCAGTTCTGCTCAACGTAGGACGATTCGGCTGACAGGTAGAAATTTCGCTCTGCCCACTCCCGAAGCGTCATAGGCTCCGGAGCGCCGAAGGATGCCAGCCCGCGACGAAGCGCGCGTGCAACTCCCGCGCGGTTGTCTTCTACGAGCATCATTCACCCTCGTTATCGTCTTCCGATTCAATATCCTCCAAGGACAGGGCGGCCACGGCGTTGCGCGCCTTAGCCAATTCCCGGCGCACAATCGTCAAATCCGCGTCGGTCAGGTTCGGCAAACGCCGCTTCAGGACACCCGGGATGGCGTCGAAAGTGGCGGCCACCTTCGTCCCAGCGCGCACCAGGACCTCCTCCAGCACCGAGACCGGCGCAAGCTCGCCCCGGCGCTCGGCGTTCTCCATTTCCACCTTGTCGGCCTGGGCAGCGTTCAGTCGCGCCTTTTCCTCGGTCGGGTCCAGGCCGGCCGTGTCCGGGTCGCGGTTGCGCCCGGCGGCAGCATCCCGCAGGTTCCCGCAGTAGGCCAAAAGCCAGTTGCCCAAGGTGTCGCCGCTGGTCAAAACACCGCGCATCAGCAGGCCGCTAATAACCGGCTGGGTGACCCCAACGAGCTGCGCAAACCTTGCCTGCGTAGATTTCTTTTCCAGGTCGATCATCGGGCTGTCGCCAATGCGGCGTCCAAAGCGGTCGAATACTCCACGTCGAAGCGATCGCCATACACGGCGGTCGCGGTTTCATAGAACGGCAAGCGGGGGGTGTAATCCGGCGCATCGACTGCCAGCAGCACCGGGGCCACATCGGCCCCATGCGTGCCAGTCTTGCGCCAGATGCCGGCGGGCAAGACTTGGCGCCGCTGCCCATTCATTGAACCCTTACCCCGGGATATGAAGTACTGGACGCCATTGATCCGTCGGTAGCCTTCGCGGGATGTACCGACGTTGGCAGTCCGCGCGCGGCTTCGCGCCGTCGCGTTCGCCCGGTAACCTTGCTCCCCGAACGCCTCGAAGTAGGACAGGAGGCGCACTATCTGGCCCCGCGACATGTTGCCGTAAGCGTCAAGCTCGGCAGCTGCCCCCGGCACCGTGAACATGCCCGCCGGCAATCCCGCTCGCTGCAGCGCCCGTTCCGACCTCTTGAATCGGCGGCCGCCACCCAGCACCTGCGGCGCCAGGTAGCGATCGGCGGAAGTGCCTTTGCCGGCGCCATCGCGGTAGGCAATGGTCGCGACCAAGTTGCCCTTCGTCGCGCGCGCAACGCGAAGCGCATTCAAGGTGTAGGGCGTGGGCCTGTCAAACACCTGGAGGGTTTTCTGGAACAGCGCTTGGCGCACCGCCTCCGCGGTTCGATTAAGTGCGACGGAGGTGGCATACGGCAACTGACGCCGCATCGCAGCGTAGTAGTCCACGCCCTCGCGCAGCTTGGACGTGAACTTCAGCATGCCCCCTCCCATATAACCCCGTCCCGCAGGGCGGAACCACCCGCCGCGCAGTGGGGAAAGACGCTAAGCCATTGAAATAGCAGGCCATTCGGTCGAAATTATTATTACCCCCCTATGGCTGCCCCATGACTAGCGAGCGGCCGGGGTTCGAATTACCCTTACCTCAAGGATTTCTACAGGGGCCCCGGCTGTTCGCTCGCGCCCCCTCCCCTGCATATCGAGCACGCGTACATAATGATCGCGAACCTTCCTTACACCGTATTAAGCCTGAATCGGCGTGTACGCGAACTTTATGGGCTCCTCTGTCTTGGAGTGTTGCGCCTTAGCGACTACGCAATGCAGAACGGGCGCGGCTAACAGGTGATGCCTCCATGACCTACACCTGACGGGAAGGCCAATAAGAAAGTGATACATTTTCCGCATTTCTACCACTTGGCCTCGACATGACGATCATCCTTGAAGCAGTAGCAGTTTCAAGTTACAGAGGTATTGGACCTCAGCGGCAAACTCTAAGTGGCCTGCGAAAAATCAACCTGCTTATCGGCGCTAACAACTCGGGGAAATCGGCATTTCTCGCGTTCTTATCCCGCCGTCTCAGCAATTTCTCGGGTGAGGATTCTTACAACCAACAGAAGCTACGGCCGTTAGACCCCTTGGACATCCATTTAGGAGCTCATGGCAATGCCACCGAGTTCCAAATAGGGTATTCCCACGACCGTGTAGTGGATAAGTTGCAGGAGAAGCTGGCAGGCGAGGAAGCAAGAGAGTTGGCAGGGTGGATCGCCACTGACGGGTACGCGTGGTACGTCTTCAAGGGCGCTGCAGGCGAGTTCAAAGAAATAGTTGGCCTCTCGGGGAAAGAAGCAAGCAATAGTATTCAGAACCTTGTGTACAAATTATGGCAATCACTACGTCCTGGCTATGCTGGCGGGAGCTTTCAGAACGACTGGTACCCACACGTAATGTCATGGCTCCGCACACTTGTAATGCTTCCCCAGATTGAGTTCATTCCGGCCATACGACAAATAGGAAAGACGGGCGAGCCGTACGAGGATAGGTCAGGGCGAGGTCTCATTGATCAGCTCGCTGAACTTCAAAATCCAGAGCTCAAAGAGCAGCACAAGAAGAAACTCTTCCACAAGGTCAACGCCTTCTTGCGATCGGTGACCGGCGACGAAACCGCCACATTGGAGATCCCACACAATCGAAATGCGATCCTGGTCCATATGGAGAACAGACTGCTTCCGCTGGATGCCCTTGGCACAGGAATACACGAGCTAATCATGCTCGCGGCGTTCTGCACACTAGCGGAAGACAAAATTGTCTGCATCGAAGAGCCGGAAATCCATCTTCATCCGCTTCTACAGCGAAAGCTAATGGAATACCTACGTAGGAACACCAACAACCAATACATAATTGCGACCCACTCTGCCGCGCTAATCGACACGCCCGAGGCGGCAGTCTTCCATGTAACGGCAGGTAAGTCTCAAACCCTAGTCCGGCCCGTTCTCACAGCAAGCCATCGTCACGGAATTTGCGCTGAGCTAGGCTACCGCGCGTCTGACATTGCTCAAGCGAACGCTGTCATATGGGTGGAGGGTCCGTCAGATCGAATTTATCTCAAGCACTGGCTTCACTGTGTCCGCCCCGAATTCACCGAGGGTCTGCACTACTCCATCATGTTCTATGGCGGAAGGCTTTTAAACCATCTCTCGGCAAATGATGCGGAGGTAACGGATTTCATAAACCTGAGACGTTTGAATCGGCACTTGGCCGTGATTATGGATAGCGACCGCGCGTCGGTAAGGGCGTCCATCAACAAGACTAAATCCCGGATCCTTCAGGAGTTTTCCACTGGCGGAGGAATTGGCTGGCTTACCAAAGGACGGGAAATAGAAAACTACGTACCTCCCTCGCTGATAGAAGCCGCCCTCAGGGAAATCTACCAAACGCGGTTCGACGGCATGCTGGCGACCGGACCATATGACCACGTACTACATTTTCGAGAAGGTGGGCGTGGGAAGAATGCGAATGCGCCCAGAGTGATTACAGACATTGACAAGGTTAGAGTTGCTCGGCTGGTGAGCCAGTCCCCACTTTCGGCAACCCTCGATCTTCAACAACGACTCAAGGACCTCGTCCATATGATCGATATTGCGAACGGCTAGAAAATTGAAGTGAGAGACGGGGCTTGATTCCCGCTATGGAAATATTTCGTTTTTGGCCGCCGCGAACAGCCTCATACCGATGGCAGCATACAAAGTGCCCACCATCTCCACTGGATTCACACTTCCTTCAGTGCTGCTCTCACACGTAAACCCCTTCCACTGCCGAAGTGGGTTTACGTGTGAAGGCTCCCAAGAAGCCAGTATGCCGGCATTTTCCAACGAGTCTGTCAATTCTTGACCCCATTGAGTGTCGCCGTGCACTTTCCCCGCCTGTACAGGTGGGACGGCCGCGGGTCGATCACGGCTTACTCCGTGTTTCGGCTGTCAGCTGGGGAACTCGCGATTCCGTAGCTGTCGCCGCCTTCTTTGGTTGCGGCGGCAGGAATCGAACCTGTGCCATCCGGGGTATGAACCCGGCGCTCTGCCACTGAGCTACGCCGCGAAAAGAGAAAGCCCCGCCGGAATTCCGTGCGGGGCTTTGTAATTGGAGCGGGCTGCGGGAATCGAACCCGACATAGGCGGCTTGGAAGGCCGCAGCCTGACCACTCGGCCAAGCCCGCAGAAATGCAAAAACCCGCTGGCTTTCGCGAGGGCGGGTTTTAATTTCGTGGGCGCAAAAATCCACGACACCCGCACTATAAAGCGGGGGGCGCGATTCCGCAAGACCTTTGTGCGACACTCCGCTCGGCTCGAATCAGGCCACGCTTACGCAACGCCGGCACCAACTCTGCCTTGGCCTCCTGATATGCGGCATGCTGCTGCTCAGCCGTCAGGCGGGGATTGCTAAACACCTGGGCGCCGGCCGCCTTATTACCTGCATGAAGCCCGATAGCGGCACGCAGCTGCCATCGTAGCGCGTCAATGCAGACCTCCACCTGTTCGGCGCGGCGAGTATCCAGCACTTCGTCAACCTCGTCCGCGTCAACGGTGGTCACCGGCTCCGATACGCCGCGGGCATAGACCGAAACGCTCCCCACTCCCAGGTTCGGCCGATACGCCCTCGTCCACCTGTACCACACCATCACCAGCGCCTCGATTTGTTCCGATTCTTCGCGCGTCATAACCTGCTCCTTGCCAAACCACACTGCCCCGAAAGGGTCGATTCGAATTTCTTTCCAATTCACCCAAGCCCGGCGCCTGGTCTGCTGGTCCTGCCTTCTTTCAATCACCCTGGCCGGGTCATCGCGCTCCCATCGCCGAAGCCACCCCATCAGATGATCCCCGGTGAACAAGTCACTTTCGGATCCAGGTAGCCCAGCAGCACGGCCCGCGCTTCGTCAAAGCTGCGACACACCTCGACGCGGTAACCGACGCCACGGAGAAACGAAATCCAATCCTTTTGCGGTGCGCTCACCCGGCCGTCTTGGGTCTTCATCTCGATCCACAGCCCATGGCAGCCGAAGCGGGGCACCGGCAGGCACAGATCCGGCACCCCGGGCTTGACGCCCTGCCCCTGCAACTTCGCAGCGTCTGCCGCGAGCCGCCGGCCTCCGTTGGGGACATGGAATAAGCGGGTCAACTCCGGGTACACCTTGGCCTGGCTCTTGGCCCATGTGATGACCTGGGCCTGGATGAGGTCCTCGCTGATGATGGGCTTGGCCTTGGTGCCAGCCTTGCCAGCTGTCAATTGGTAGCGCGGCCAGCGGCTCATGCCTGCGCCCCCCGGTGGCTTCCCCAGTCGAAGATCACCATGCGCCCGCCACCCTCGCGCATCCGGTCGATGGCACGCTCGCCCAGTTCCTCCACCAGCTTGTCCTTCGCCAAGTTGCTCAGCAGGATCGTGGGCTTCATGGCGTTGTACCGGCTGTTGATTACGTTCGACAGAATGATCCGCTCGCTTTCTGTGCCGTACTGGTTGCCGATCTCATCCAGCACCAGCAGGTCCGGCGACGCCAGCTTCTCCAGCACGGCGGCTTCGCTGTTGACGGAATCCTTGCGATAGGTGCCCTTCACGGCCTGCATGACGTCCAGCACCACGGCGAAGCGGCCCGAGTAGCCGGCCGCCAGCACCTGGTGCAAGATGCCCACGGCCAAATGCGTTTTGCCCGTTCCCGGGTTGCCGCAGAGGATCAGCCCGCGACCAGAGGCGCGTACCGCGGCGAAGTTGTCCGCGTACTCGGCAGCAATGCGCAGCGCGCGGCACTGGCCATCGCTCGCTGCGTCGTAGCTGTCCAGCGTCTTGCCGTGGTAACGCACGGGCACATCGGCCTGGCGCATGATGCTCATGCGGCTGGCTTCGGCCTCTAGGCGGTAGCGCTCGGCCTGCTGGCGCTTCGCGTTGCACACCGTGCAGGCCGACCAGCCTACCGGCGTTTTCATGGCCGTGTAGGGGCCATGCTCGTGACAATGCCGTTCCTCGGTCTCGAAGCTAAAACCGGCCATCGTCGTCAACACCATGCCGGTAGTCCTGGCTGTCGAAGTTTCCATGCTGTCGCTGTCCTTTGCCGGCAGATGCGCCCGCGTTTCGGTGGCCGGGGGTGGCCGCATCCCGCTGCGCGCCCCCAGCCAGTTCACGATGAATTTGTTGATGCCCCGGCGCGTCTTGCGCTTGCCGGGGTTCGCCTTGAGCCAAGCCGCCATCTGGCGCATGGCCTGCGGCACCTGGACCAGGGGAAAGGCCGCGCTCCACTCCGCGACCTCCTGGGGTGTCGGCAGATGCTCGGAGCCGTCGGCCAGCAACATCGGCAGGCAGACGGGAGGCGGAGCATCGCCTTCGTCGGGCGTGGTCAGCGGAAGCTGGCCATCGCCAGAAGGAACTGCGCCAGCAGTTACTTCCTTTTGTTGGTTGTCTTTTGGAAGGTTGTCTTTTGGAAGGTTGTCTTTTGGAAGGTTGTCTTTTGTGTGTCCGAGATTCGGACTATCGACCTGTCCGAGATTCGGACTAGTGGTAGTCCCGGATTCGTTCACCTGTCCGGGATTCGGACTAGTGGTTTCACTAGTCCGAGATTCGTTCACCTGTCCGGATTTCGGACTATCCAGCCACTGCGAGTAATCCTTGTTCACGCCCACGATGGATCCATATCGGCCCGGCCGCTTGTGGATGACGCGCATCCCGGCGAGTTCGTTGAGCGCCGTCGTGATGTGCTGGCGCTTCATGTCGCCCAGCAGCGCCCCCAGCTGGGATGCGGACAGGTCATCTTCCTTCTTGTTGAAGCCGTAGGTCTTGCGAATGAGCGCCAGCAGCACGCGCAACGTCGTCTGCTTGAACGGATGGGCCGTAATCGCCTCCAACAGTTCGTTGGATATCTGCGTGTGGCCGTCTTCCAGCTGGGGCGATTTCGGCGTCATAGGCAAGATCACGGCGCTCATGCCGCCACCCCGTAGACCTGGAGGTAACCCGCCTCGGCCTCAATAGGCCACAAGGCCAACACGATCAGCGCCACGCGCGTCCGCGCGAACCCGGCTTCCCACAAGGCCACCTTCTCGTCGTAGGTCGCGCCCGTGGTGTTCTGGTCGATATAGGCGTGGCACGCGACGCAGCCCCAGGCGGCGGCCCAGTCGTGCGCTTTCAGCCAGCCGGCCTTGCCGTGCCGCGCCTGGTTCGAATGGCAAGCAACCGTGGTCTGCGTCCCGCCGATGCAAACGTCCGGAATCTGGAGCAGGCACGGCTTGCCCTTGGCCAGATTCAGCAATGCGCGGTTGCGGTACATGGTCTTGGTGGCCCGAGGTGTGCTGCGGCGGGCCGGCATGCGCTTTCCGGTCGACTTCAGGGCCGAGCCTTGGCGCATAGGCGCACCACGCTTCATCGGCGTCTTTTGCTTGAGCGGTGAATGGCGCATCATCGGACGCTCACCCAAAACTTGTGACCCCACGCGCCCTCAACCTGGCACAGTTCCCCGCGCAAACACGCCTCCCACAACAGGGAACGCGCAGCCGCCAGCGCAGCCAACGCACGCGACGAGCCGGGCCAAGGATCCACGGGGGCCAATTCGTCACGAAGGATGCGAGCAAGGGCCGTGTCACGGACCACGCGCGGGCGGCGGGCACGTATCCAGGCTCGCCCATCGTCTGCCGCCTCTTGCGACAGCCTGAAACCCATGAACGTGAGCAGGCAGTCAGCCATCGAGACCACTCCAAAGGCGGAAGGGCCTGCGAATGGTGGCGTGAAACAGCGTCTCGGCCCTGGCGTTGTGGTCCAACTCCGCGCGGCTGGTGACGCCGCACATGTCGCGCACGTACTGCGCTGCGTGCTGCTCACCGCTCACGCCCGAAGGGGCGGCGCCCATGCGAGACTCCACCCACTTCTGGAATGGCTCGCTCTGGCACCACATGGCCGCCAGCCTTGACAGCGCCGCCCCCTTGCCAGCCGCAGGCGCGCGCCTCGCACGCACCGGGCGCCCCGAATCTCCGCGCGTCAGCATCCCGCCCTCACCTTGTCGCCAGCGGCGCGCACAACGTTGCGCTCCAAGCGCTGGGCCTTCTCCACGATCTTGCGGCACTCGATCACGATGGCCGAGGCGTCCGCCTCGCAAATGTCGCCATCCGACAGCGCCTCAATGGCCACGGCCGACAGTTCGCCGTTGAGGTGCGACATTTCCATCACCTTCTGGCGAGCTGCGTCGACCTCGTTGGAGTGCTGCGGCGCCGGCGGCAGGATGTTGGCGGACACGCCGTGGCGCACGTTCAACGCCAGCAACCAATCCCGCGCGTAGGCCTCCCCGCCCTGCTTCTCCATCATCCACTCGGTGGCGAGTTCGAACAGGTCCAGGGACATGGATTGCCCTTTCACCCGGCGCAGCTTCTGGCGCAGGGTTTCCGCATGCATCGAAACGCCGCGGCGGTTCGTCATGAACGCGGCCAATTCTTCAACGCCCCCGGGCGTCTTCTGCACGCTGATGTACAGCGCGTCGTGCGGGTCGATCTGTGTGTAGCGATGGGTCATGAGGGTCTTACCTTGAATTCCAGGTGCGATCAGGGTTTCGGGCTTGTCGCCCCCGCCCTACGATGTGCGACATGGAGAACAGAACTCACACATCCAACGGGCCTATCTGGACCTTGTCGCCAGGCTTTGCCGGAACCACCGGCGGCGGAGCCGGCTGGGCCGGCGTCGTGGCGCTATCCATGCGCTCCCTCCTGAAAATGGGTGGTCAGCCCCTTAGAATCGGAGATTCCACTCAACCGATTCGCCCCGATCTGGAGGGGGCTGACCATGGACTACGAAGCGATCATCAAGCTGCAAGAGGCGGTAATGAGGCTCAGCGCAGCCCTAAAAGGCGCGTCCGAGGGAATTACCAGTCTCGCGGCCGCGTCAGGAAAGCACTCTGTAGGTCTCGTTGCCACACAGATCGCGATCAAGGCTTTGCTCGAAGACGCGGCCCAAGAACCTCAGCGGGCGGCCCACCTGCAGGCGACGTTGATGCGCCTTGCTGAGGAAAACCAGGTTCGCTTGCTATACGCCGCAGCGTCGGACGATCTGATGAACCAACTGCCCCATGTGCTAAATGCGCTGCTGCCTCCGCAGATTCAGCCGCTCTGACCGCTGATGCGAGAGCCGACTCGAAGAACTGTTGTTGCGCTATGGCGTCATCGACATCGCGCGAGCGGGCGGCGTGACGTTTGAGCGCGGGCCGGATCAGCCACAGGACAAGACGGGTGTAGAGGCTATGCATGGGAGGGTTCCTGATGCAGCGGGAGGGAAAATAAGGAGCCGTACGTTGATGTCATGCCGCCCTCACCTCTTCTGCCAGCTCGGGCCAAGTAAGCCAGTAGTCTTCGGGTCGAAGATCCCGGCGACGCATGAGGCCGCCAGATGCCAATTCGAGACCCATGCAGTTTTCCGGCGAAGGCAGGCGGCCCTTGTAGCGAATGCGCCACTGTCGTATCTGTGCGTCGTTCTTGACGTCATATCCGAGCTCGACCATGCGGGCTCGCAACTGCGCCACGCTGAGAGCGCCGGGGGAAGACAGGTATGAGTTCAGGTCCATACGCGCATACTAGTAGCGTTTGCTACGTTTCGCAAGTAGCAAATGCACCCGTAGCACGTGCTACTGTCCCGCGCATGAATGAGGTTGAACTAAACGAGTTCAGGATGGGCCGTTTGTCGGCCGCCGTGGACCACGTATCTAAAGGGAACAAGACCGACTTTGGACGCCGCCTGGGCTACAAAGACGGGGCTTTTGTTCGTCAAATGCTTTCGGGGATTCGCCCGGTCACCGAGAAGACGGTGTGGGCAATCGAGGCGATGCCCGGCATGAAGGGCTGGTTTGATGTGGAGGGCGTTGAGGCGCCTGCCGCGCCCGCCTCTCAGGACATCGATTGGCCGTTTAAGACCATCGCGGCCGCCGATGTCCGTGCGCTGCCGGCGACCCAGCTCACAGCACTCGAGGGCGCGCTCGCCCTTGCCATCGCACAGCTGAAGATCGGTTTAAGCGTCTCTCCGCCTCCTTCGCCTGCGCCCGCCTCCATCATCCCGCTGCGTGCTCACAAGCCCGGCGGCCTGGTCGACATGGACGCCGCGGACGATCCATTCCCGATGCGCATCCAGGGGTTACCCGATGCGCCCTGGGAAGGGGGCAAGACCACGAAGCAAATCCAACGCGAGCGTGCCGCACGGCCGTTCAGCGTGGCGAAAGACGTGATCGCCAACGTGGGCCCTGGTGAGCCGCACGCCGCCAATGACAAATTTGAGAAGGTGCCCGAGTTGGCCGATGTTCGCTTGGCCGCCGGCGATGGCATCGAGAACGACAGCGAGTTAGCTACCGGGATGATTCAGTTCCGTAGCTCGTTCTTGCGATCGGTTGGCGCCGATAAAGGGCGCGGCCGGGTTGTGTATGCAAAAGGCGACAGTATGGAACCCGTCATCAAGGACGGAGCCGCCCTACTCATGGTCCCGAATGAAAGCCTGACGTTGCGTGACGTGGCTGCAGGTGGCGTCTACGCCATCAACTACGACGGCAAGATGCTGGTCAAGACCGTGGCGCGGGACAAACTGACTGGGCGCTGGGTGGCCCGGTCGTTCAACCCCAGCTATGCCGATATCCCGCTAGAGAATGGCCACCCAGTGCGCGTGCTGGGCGAGGTCGTCTGGGCTGGCGCCCGTCTGCGGAACGACGAAACCGCACATTGGTTTCGCTCTGCATCAACCTAATTTTCTAGTTACTCCAACTGGGGCCAGTGACGGGCAGCGATGCCGAAAATGGACGATTCAACGGATCGGGACCGATCTGTACAATGTAGCTCCAGTGACCCTCAAGTAAAGCAGAACTCATCCTCCAATGCGACCGCTTCTCTCCATATCGGCAACAAATTTTCGAAGCCTCAAGTCCGTTGAGGTGGAGCTGCGCGACTTAAGCGTTCTTGTTGGACCCAATGGCGCTGGGAAAACAAATCTGCTCCGAGTCATTCAGTTTCTTGGCGACACGTCTCGCTTCGACTTAGCTCCGGCTATCGAGCATCACGGCGGCTTCGAAGGACTAATGCATCGAGGCGTTGTTGCCGGAAAAACGTCCTACGCCCGCCGTATTCAGATATCCATGAAGGCGGTTGTGACGGAGCATGCGTCCTTAACCGCACCTGATGTCTATAAGTTGCGATTCTGGCAGTCCGAGGTCCTGTTGGCGCGTCGTGACAGCAAGCCGCAGCCAGCGACGTTGACCCGCCGGTCGGAAGAAATTCAGTTCAAACGGACTAAAGGGCGTGGCAGGCGCATCACCGTGCAAGGGAATGCCGTCGCAGTTACCGACCTCGGGAAAGCTGCCAAAGCGGAGCGGAAACTAACTATGTCGCAGGAGTCCTCTGCACTTTCGACATTGCGTAGGCTTTCCCCGGATGATGGGGCGAACCAAGTCAAAGCGATCGCATCACTATTTGAGACGTTTCGTGTTTTCGAGGTGGATGTAAATGCTGCCCGGCGCCCATCTTTGGATGAAAGCGCCACTCAGCTAAATTCTGACGCGAGCAACTTGAGCGCGTTTATAGCGCACTTGGCCAGCGATTATCCTGAGACTTTCAAACATGTCGTGGAAGACCTGAAGCGTATTTCTCCCAGCATATCGGCGTTGCATGTCGAGCGGCGGCTCGTAGGCACCGAATCTGGAACGGCCGTCTATTTTGAAGAGTACGGTCTCCCGGGCAAGACTTATTTGGCAGACGCCTCGTTTGGCACGATCCGCGCGCTCGCGTTGCTAGCAATGCTCCACGACCCCCACCCGCCCTCAATAACATGCGTAGAGGAAATAGACCACGGTCTTCATCCTCATGCGCTTGATGTCATAGTTGAGCGCATGCGTTCAGCCGCAGTGCGAACGCAACTGCTGGTCGCCACCCATTCCCCTGCGTTGGTCAATCGCTTGAAGTCGGACGAAATTATTGTTTGCGAGCGGGATGTCGAGCACGGCTGCTCTATAATCCCAGCGATTGACTCTGACGATATAGCCGATATGGTGAATGAGTCCAACCTTCTTCCTGGCGAACTCTGGTTCTCAGGCGCTTTAGGCGGCGGCCTGAACATCTAAACTCATGGCTAACAAAAAAAAGGGTGAAAAACAGGCTCGCCAACGAAAGCCTTTAATTATGGTTTTTGGCGAGGATGACAACGACACTTGCACGGTGCGCTCCTTGATTATGGCGATATGGGACGGCGCCCACGATAAGGCCAGCACTCCGCAGCAAGGTAGCAAAGGCAAATCAGTCCTTCCTACGGGGGCAAAAAAAATCTTTCCACGGCCTGACATCAGGACATTCCGGTCTCCACTTGTCCTCATTCGTGGCCGTGAATTAGCCCAGCAACGGAAAAATGCTGCGGCAATCAAATCCGTAGTAGCAGCGCAGGCCGTCGTTAATGATGTCAAGGCTGTCATTGCTCACGAAGACTGCGATGATCTAGAACCAGCACACGATACCGCTGCGATCCAGATCGAAACGCGCCTTCGTGATGAAGGGGCGCCTAACCCATGTGCGGTTACCCCCGCTTGGGAAATGGAAGCGTGGTGGTATTTGTGGCCGGATGCAGTTGCTGCTGTTCATCCCGGTTGGCGCAAATTAGCGAGACATGGTCAAGAAGTGGGACGAATTCGTGACGCTAAAGAACAGCTCCGACGGGACTTGCGTCCGGTCAATGTCAAACCTGGGCGCGGCCGCGATTACGTCGAGAGCGACAGCCGGGCGATCGCGGAAAACGTCCGAACGAGTGGATGCATTTTTAGTCCAACCGCTAACAGCGCATCGTTTTCTAGATTCCGCGACCAAGTGCTGAAACTCGCCACCACTGAGCTGTGAGGGCTGTACGCACGAACCAAGCCACCTCCGGGTGGCTTTTTCTTTGGGCCAACGAGTAGCTCGAATTGATCATGACTATCCATGTACTAGGTGAACGATAGCCTAGCTACAGGAGCATTACATGATCCGCATCACGATCTGGCTCTTAGTAGTGCTAGTGGCCCTCTGGGCCACACCAGCCTACTGAGCCCCTTCCCCTAGCCCGCCCAGAGCGGGCTTTTTTGCACCTGTTACAAAAAACGTAGCATTTGCTATTGCTTCAAAACGTAGCGTTCGCTACCATCCCTTCAACGCCTCACCGAACTGGTTGAGGCGCCAGCAGTACCCGCTCTTTAACAACCTGCCGCCGATGTTGCTCGCCCCGCCTGTGGGGCGTTCCCCGGCTCAATCGCACCTACGGGCATGGCCGTAGCTATGCGCGGTGTCCCCACCGTATCCAACCCGCCATAGCGCGGTCCACGGTCAACAGGGTGAGGCGTAGACGGCCAAGAACAGAAACGGTCATGCCGGTTGGAATCCCGGCCCGCTTTACCCGATCCGCTGAAAAGTGGGTTTCGCCCAGCTGCGGGTCAGCGCTTACCGAAGCCGCGGCAGGCCACTGTTAAGGGCACAAAGGATCACGTCCTCAGGCCCGTCAAACGCTTGTCAAATGTCGGGAGGCGGAGCGCGAAAGTCTGGATGTCCTTCAGTTCTCTCACCTCGCGCTGAAGCCCAGAAGAAATTGGCGTGATGTTTGTAGATCCCCGCCGTCTCCGATAGATCGTAAGCATGCCCTTGCACCAAACTCAGCAATAGGCTGACCAGTTGAAGGTTATCTTGATAGAAGGCCTCAATCTCATCAACAGTGGCTAGGTCGATTGCTTCAGCTCTAACGCCGTGCGGGTTGGGTCGATCAATCGCGGCCGGTTCGTTTGGCAATTGCCGGTGGGCAAGATGCTCGTGGCGCACTTTCGTTAGCTTCTCTAACACCCGTGCGGCATTGCCACCTTCGCTGTACTTACTGATCAGAGCCAACACCTGGTCTCTCTTTAGCACGAGTGCCGTCTTTATTGCTTTGTGTGCGGAGTCAGATTTCAAATGCGAACGCTGCGCGCGGTATTGAACTAGGGCATCGAAGAATTCTTTGCTTCGCAAACGATCTGCAATCAGGCCCATTCTTACCGACTTTCTGTGGGTGTCCCACACACGATTGAGTGCCAGCAGCAACTCTCGACGCAATGATAGCCGAATTATTAGAAAGGCATGCCCTGCGTAAGAAGCGCCAATCCGCATATGAAGGTCGGTATCGCATGCAGAGGGCCGCCATGTCTCGTGAAACATCACAGCAAGTTCGATTTCCTGACGAATCACATCCACCAGCTTCTGCATTCGTTCGATTTCTCGCTGGATGTCGTCCATTTCAGGCACCTACAAGTTGTCTCAAACGCATGATAGCTCGCGAGAATGCAGGCCTATCACGCCGGACGCGCGACCTCGAGCTTTTACGTATCGGACAGCCTACGGCGACGGTTCATCCCCCGCGTGCAGCGCAGACTAAGAGCACTACGAGACCGACGCCAAGCATCGCTTGCCAAGCTCTTCCATCCGGCTGGCGACGGCCTGAAGCGATTGCCATTCGATAGGAAGCCCGCAGAACCAGCGAAAGCTCACAACGTTGAAGCCGCTAGCGAATTCCAGAGAATAGGTCTCGCCGTCGACGCCCGCGACGACAGGCGACGCTACTCGCACGGATGCCTTCGCCAATAGTTCGTATAGCTCAAGCCCGGAAGCAAGCTCAAGGTCGATAGTTGGGAAGGTCTTTCCCGGCGTGCCCCATGGATCGAGCTGCATCCAATCACCGATTAGAAGTTGCGCTGAGACCCGGCAAACGGACGGATGTGTGACACATGGTCCCATGAGCTGGGCAGCGACTCCCTCGCCCATCGCACGATTCACGGAGAAATTAAGCCACCAGTTTTCAGGATGTGTCATTTGAGAGCGCTATCGATGTCAGTTGCGCTCGATGTTACCCCCTCCCTCTCCCCAGGAATACACATGATTAAGTTCATCGAAGCGCTGCTCGACATCCTCGCGCCCATTCTCAGCGTGCTGGACCGCAACGGAAAGCTGTAGCTCTCCCCCACTCTGCCCCGCACGCTGGGGCGGCTTCGGAGAGCGGGCCGGCGCCGCTTCGTCACCGGCGCAACGATAACCCCGGCATAAGCTTCGATTCCGCTGAAAAGCGGGTTTCGGCCAGCGCTGCGGGTCAGCGCTTACCGAAGCGCCGCCTTGCCCCAAGACTTGGCGAACACTTCGATCGGGCCACTCTTCGAGGTTTCTGCGTGAAGTGCGACAAACGAACGTCGAAACTCGTCGTCGCGAGCATCGCATATGAACGAGTTCTTCGTCCCGTCTTCCGGCCTGTAACTGCCTGAGTCTCCGCAATACACCCCCGCCCATACCCAAAGCACATCCCGTGCCAAGCTATATTGAGTTCGAACCGCAGGTCCTTCGCCCAAGAAACGTTCGTTCTTGATTTCAACATCGCTTCCCAGTTTCAACTGGGCCAAAACCTGGAGTGAATCTAGGTCTTTCTTGATGTTCGGCCTGGTCCGCGGGCCATACTTTAGTTCGACAACACCAATGATCGATCGAGAATTGCAGACAACAATGTCTGGCACCACGGTCTTCTTGCCGTTGACACCATCGCCGGGCAGTTTGACCCGCGGCTGAACAAAGATCGTGCGGCTGTCTTCGCCGACCTCATCGCGCAGGTTCTGCCAAAAGAAGGCCTGTAGATCACCTTCTGTGTTGATTCGACGCTTGCTGTATCCGGCCTCGATAGTGATCTTCCAAGCCCGGAACGCTGCCTCCTTAAGGACTCGTCTGGTTGTCATCTGGTCACGTCCTAAACAAGAAAGCCGAACTTTACCCCACACCGAACATTATTCCCCCCACTTTCAGCACAGGAGGTACTGCATGCTCGCAGCACTCGTACGCTTCATGGAGGAACTTATCGACGTTCTTAATTTCAGCAGCACCATCAACAAATAGATGTAACTCAGACTATCGACCCGTCCGCTGGATTCGTTGAAAATGGCAGCTTTCTTAAACGAGCAATTAGGATTCTCAGTGAATTCGGATAAACGCTTCGCCATCATTGATAGCGCTGGACGCGCGCGCTATCCCTACTTAGCAACTACGGGTGCCGGCAAAGGTCATTTTGTCCTTCGCACGGGGAGTGGCGAAGCTCGTCGCTCGCTATTTGTGAAGACGATCGAGGAAGTGATTCGTGGAGTGGTTATCGAGGGCTATCGGCTTCGGGTCCGAACGGATGACGAATTGCCGTCGATGGAAGGGTCTTTATCGTTGCATGGAGGCCGCAATGTTAGGGGCTACACGATCGCCCCAGAGCTGGCCCACCTCATTGCCACGGCTCGGCATAAACCCATTGCTCTGGCCGAGCGCGCTCTTCGGTCCGAGCCAACGGGGCTGTCTGGCATCGCGGCTGCACGCGAGTTCATCATGGAACGCGTGCAACGCCCAGCGTTAAGCAGTACCAGCCTAAGTTCTGAGCTCAAAGATAAGGTTAAACACTCCGACGTATGGCTCCAAAAATTCAAGCGCGTAGGAGACCTGTTCAACTATTTGCAGCGGTTTAGTGAAGACGAGAAGGATCCCATCTACCTCGGAATGAAGGCGTGCGGGCTCCTGACGTTTGAAGACATCAAGGCCGAGTTTGCCGAGCGCTTTCAGCCTTGGCTCAATGACTGCACTCGCCACAGCGACTTCGTCATCGGTGAGCCGTACTCGCCTTACGACATTCTCATTTTCACGAAGAACTACGATACCCGCGCAGGAGGAATGTTCGTCCTACCGTCAGCTGGCGCTCCGGCGCTTGTGGTCATCAAGGCGACGCTCAGTGGCGGCGCCTATGCTAACGAATGGCTCGAACCCTCACTTCGTCTGAAGTACTACTTCAAGGCCATCACGCGAAACGGCAGGCAAGAGTTTGGCGAACACTTCAAGGCCAACGCGGCCATTCTCCAAAATCCGAGCATTCCGATCTTGACGTTCGTCCGACCATCGGATTCGACGCCCTTCACTTACCAAGGGACCTTCGCTTATGCGGGCCACCACGCTGAACCCGATGGTTCTCGATGGTTTGAACTTGCGCTCTGCGACTCACAACCAACGGAGGTTGTGGCGGAGCTAGGCTTCTTGGAAAACGAGCTTACCGGACGGGTGGCAGCAGCCCTCGCAAGCTCCCGCACTGATAGATTGGCACGGCTAGAAGCTGCACCTAAAAGGCCGCCTCGTGTCATTGTTCGAGCTACGGCCTTTATACGCAACGCCGATGTGATTGTGGAGGTGCTGGAGCGTGCGCAAGGACATTGCGAAGAATGCAAGGAGCCCGCGCCCTTCATCAGTCGGGCGAAGAACGAGCCATATCTGGAAGTGCACCACAAAGTCAGACTGGCAGACGGTGGCGATGACACTGTTGAAAATGCCGTCGCGCTGTGTCCGAACTGCCATCGAAAACTGCACTTCGGATAACATCATTCGGCGCCGTTTCGACGCCATGTAGAACAACTTCCACGCTTTGCAGCGGGAGTCCCTGAGCGGCTCCCGCTGGCTTCCATCAGTGCACCTCTGCGCAGATTCCCATGACCTTGACTGAAACCCTCGCCTGGGGCGCGGGCCTGTTCGCGTTCGCGCGGCTGGTGCTGGCGCCCCTCGTTGACCACTTCGCCCGGCGACACGTCGCCAACGATCCCTGGAGCGCAACCCAATGAACACCATTAGCGCAAGCGCGCCCCCCGGCAGGCATCCGCCTCCTTCGTATTCTCGCTCAAGTGGCCCGCAAGCTGGGCGACACCATCGCCCCACGCGACCACGCCGGAAAAGGCGATTGGAGCGAGGATGCAGACATCCCATTGTGGGCTTGGCCGGCGAGCGTCGCACTGGCAGCCTTCTTTCTATTCGGGCACATGTTCCTGGCTTGGCTTATTCGTCAAGGATCATAGTTGCCAGACTCAATCAAATTCCATCGCCTTCAAATTCTCATGGCTAGATTCAATTACTTCTGTACGCCTGACTGCGTTTGTCAATGCGTTCTTCCTGAAATCACCCCCTCGATTGGGATGGCGCTTCAGTAGCTCGACATCCTCAATGGTGATGGCCAACTCTCGGCGGATTGCCAAAAGTTCGGTGAGCGCGCCGGGCGGGATGCCCTTGGCCAGCATCACCAGAATTGATTGATCAACCGATCTCAGACGGCCCAATCCTGCGTCGCTTCCGTCTTCACCGGCTACCCGGCCATTAATCTTCGCGGCGAGGCGCCTGTGGGCATTCGCAGCGTCTTCCGCCAGTCCGGCGCAAGAACGTAACAGCGCCAACTCATCTGCCTCCCGCTCTTTTCGGGATCGACTCGCTCCATGCCAAACGGTGCCGACCGCGATCCCCCCCGTAACAATGATGGCGAGAATTGAGCCTGCAGCTTGGACCCAAGCTGCAGGCCCCTCCGGGCCAGTGCTCTCGCGCCCCCAAGCATAGGCCCCCGCCATAGCCAAGGCGATCAACAGGCCCGATGTGGCTCCGGCCGCAGCAAGAGCCAGTACGACCGTGGACGCCTCTTTCAGCCTACGCAACCTGCAAGACATGCTTGCCCCTCTCTCTTTGATGAGGGTTGCATCGTATCCCACCCCTCCCCCGGAGTGTCAGCCATGACCGAATCCACGGCCCCTGTGTCGTTCCGCCAAAAGATCCTTTCCAAAGAAATCAAACGCGCCCACGCCATGCAAGTGCGCTTTGAGGATATCTACGTCGAACCCGACTTCAACCTGCGCACCCCGCTGGAACTGCTTGAAGGCGAAGAACTCGACAACGCACTGGCCGACGACCAGGCGCTGTTTGAACACATCATGGCCGGCGGCAAACTCCCACCGCTGGAAGTTCGACCGCGCGCCGAAGTAGGCGTATGGCTCGTTGACGGCCACCGCCGACACGAACAGATCGGGCGTGCCATCGCCGCCGGAGCGCCGCTCCAGGATGAGGATGGAATCGTTTGGGTTGATGTGGTCGCGTTCGTGGGCAACGATGCCGACCGAACCGCCCGCATCATCAGCAGCGCCAAGGGCCGCCACCTTCGCCCCCTGGAAGTCGCCTTCGGCTACGCCAAACTGGAGAGCTTCAGCTGGGACAACGACCGCATCGCCCGCCTCGACAACGTGTCGCCGCAGTGGGTCGCCAAGATGCTCACCTTGGCCCATGCCAACAGCGATGTACACGCCCTGGTGCGCTCCGGTGTGGTCAAGGCATCCACGGCTATCGACACCATCGCCAAATACGGCGAAGACGCTGGCCCCTTCCTGGCCGGCAAGTACGACCAAGCCAAGGCCGAAGGCAAGACCAAGGTGACCGCCAGCACCATCCACGGCCGCGCCCTGCCCAGCAAGGTGGTGTCCCCGCTCATCAGCGGCGTCGATACCTTCATGAAGGGCCTGGACGCCAACCAGCGCGCAACCCTTCTGGACATCCAGGAAGGCCGCGTAGCCGCCGAAACCATCACCATCCCCGCCGCCGCCCTGCTTGACCTGTTCCAGGCCCACGGTGCCGTCGAAACCGTCCGCGCCAAGCAAGCCGAAAAGCAGCGCCGCGCCGCCGAGGCCGTCGCAGCAGCCGGCCAGGTGCAGATCCCCGAAGAGGAAACCGCCGCATGACAGTCCGCCGCCCCCTCATCAGATATCACGGTGGCAAGTGGCGATTAGCTCCTTGGATCATTCAACACCTGCCGTCCCACCGCTGCTATGTCGAACCCTTCGGCGGCGGCGCCAGCGTCCTGCTGCGCAAGCCGCGCTCTTACGCCGAGGTCTACAACGACCTGGACGGCGAGATCGTGAACCTGTTCCAGGTGGCGCGCGACGACGGCGAACGCCTGGCGCGCGCCTGCGAGCTGACACCCTTCGCCCGCGCAGAATTCGACGATGCCTACAACCCCGCCGAGGATCTGCTGGAGCAGGCCAGGCGCACCGTGTTCCGCAGTTTTTCCGGCTTCGGATCAGCGGCGGTCACAGGGCAGGCCAGTGGCTTCCGGGCAAACAGCAACCGTTCCGGCACCACGCCGGCGCACGACTGGATGAACTATCCGGACTGCCTGCGCATGCTCATCCAGCGCCTGCGTGGCGTGGTGATCGAGAACCGCGACGCAATCGACTGCATGACGCGGCACGACGGCCCCGACACCCTCCATTACGTGGACCCGCCCTATGTCCACTCCACACGATCCTTCCGCGCTCGGGCGCACTCGTACCGCCATGAACTCGACGACGACCAGCACAAGGCGCTGGCCAGCGCCCTCCATCAGCTGAAAGGACCTGTTGTCGTGAGCGGCTACCGCTGCGACCTGTACGACACCCTCTTCGACGGATGGACGCGGATCGACGGCCTTGCGCATGCCGACGGCGCGCGCCCCCGCGTGGAATCCCTTTGGTTGTCCCCGAACATTCAGCACAACAGCCTTTTCCAGGAGCGTGCCGCATGAACACCCCCGCCCCCAAGACCACCGCCGCCCCCGATGAAGCGCTCAGCAGCCTCATGGGCGCCGCCCTGAACGTGCCCATTCCCCTCATCCAGGGCGCCCCCGTCCAACGCGACAGCGAAGGCTACTGGACGCACCCGGCGCACCCCGATTTCGAAGAAGGCCAAAGCGCCGAGGCCGCCGCCTGGTTCAACGCCCAGCAGCTGCAAACCCACATCGCCTATCTGGAAACCGAAGCCGATGACCACCCCGCCTACATCAACTACTGGGGCGATGACCCGAATTCGAACATCAGCGCATGGGAACCGCCCCGCCCCGCGGGCGAAGGCTGGTTTGTCCTGTCCATCCATGACACCGAAGACTGGGGGCCGGTGTGCGTCTGGGTCCGGCATGCAGCCCAGCAGTGCAGAGGAGAAGCCTGATGGCCACCGACCGCCAACCATGGAAGCGCTCGAAGGTTTCGGACGCCGACGAGATGAGCCTGCCCGAAGGCAAGACGTGCGGCGATTGCTGGCACTTCCGCCTCTGCAATGGAATCTACGGCCATATCGCAGCCGATGAAGTCTGCGACTGGGCGCCGTCGCGCTTCATTGCTACCCAGCACAACAGCCGCGACACCCGCCCGCAGGGCGAATGCCCTTCCTAGGACAATTGTGCAGCCTGCAGGCCGAGACCCGCCTTCTGACACTCCAACCAGGCCGCCCGAATGTGTGCGGCGGCCGCGAGGAGATTGCCGTGGGAGAGCATGGCCTGATTCTGCCGATTTGGAAGGGCAACCCCCCTGTACAAAGATGCTTCTTGCTTCTGCCTCTCAATGTGAAATTCGACCGTTCCCAACCACTTGGCGAGGTTCAACGCGCAATCATTTGCCAATGGGACCAACGCTTTCAGGTCAACATCCCCGAAGTCCTTTTGCATTAGCTCAAGCCGGGTGATCACGGCCGAATGTGCCGCTTCTGGCGTTTTACCGTTCAGTATGTCCCAGAACCAAGCCGCCACCGCCTCCGTCTGCGTAACCAGCCGAGCCAATCGAAGGTAGATCCTCGCCGCCTCCAATCGCGCGGTCAAGAGAGCCTCCCTGTCACGGCGCCTGGAATCTCGATTCGCGAGCCAAAGCGCAGTTAATGCAGCGCCACAGGACCCAACGGCCGCTATCGCATCGAACCATGGAATCCCGGCAAGCACGGCTGGGGCGGTAGCTATCAGCCAACCCAGCACGACTCCCGCGGCAACCCCTACCAACACGCTCGATTTCTCGCCTGATTTCATCGCGCCCTCCCCGACAGGCGGAAATCGTATCGCAGCGTCGTGCGAATGTCAGTATGAGCGACCAGCACAACGCCGCCGGCCAAAGCTGCCTCAGCGCAAAGAGATGAGCGTGCTTATGAACGTCGGCTCAATTGCATCCGAAGGTAGCACTCATCGATGTACTTCGGATCGTCGGCATGCATGCGCTCGCAGGACGAACGAATCTCACGATCCTTGTAAGACAGGCCGAGATAGAGCGCTATGGCGATAAGCGCACAGCCAGCAATCAGCCCTAAAGCCGTCCACTTTGTATTCATTGGCGCCCCCTTCATTCACCCGATGATCCGGGATGCTACCCGAATGAGATGAAAATATGACCACCCAGAACAACGCCGCCCAGGCGGCCAACGACCCCCCCCTCAGCGATGAGTATGTCAACGCGATCATCCAGCGCCACGGCTACGACAGCCCCGAGACGGTCATCGCCCGCTTGGCGCAGTGGATTGGCCTGCACGGCGGCGAGAACAGCATCACTCTGCTCATGTACGAAGCGCACAAGACGCTGTCCAAGCTGCGCGCCCCTGTAGCCGATGAGCGGGCCGAGTGGCAGGCGTTCCGGGATTGGGCCTGGAAAAAAGATGGGCCGGCCGTAGGGCTGATGGTAGGTCAGGAAGCAGTGTGGACCGGATGGAAAGCCCGCGCCGCCCTGGCAAGCGCCCCTGTAGCCGGGGAGCATGGCACCCAATCGACACCGAACCGGCCGGAAAGCCGCGCCAATACTGGATATACGGGTGGCGCCCTAGCCCCTGTAGATGGGGAGGCGCAGCCGGCGGCCTACCTGACGCTGGACGAGGAAGGCTCACCCTGCATGCTGTTTTTCGATCAGGTCGAGGCGCGCGGCTACTGCGCACCCGGCGAAGAACCGGAGCCGCTGTTCCGGCATGCCGCGCCCCAGGCCAGCGCCGAGGTACTAGACGCCGTTCAGGTCGTGTTGAAGGCCTTCAAGGCGGACGAGGCTCAGGGATACCACACCCGGGACCGACAGTTTGCGATCAGCATCTTGGAACAAGCCCTGTCCTCGCCCCAGGCCAGCGCCGAGGCGCGATGGATCGGCATCGACCTGGGCGAGAACGCAATTGCAGATGTGCGCAATACGGCGCTGGAGCAAGCCTACGAGGCCGTCGCTTGTCTGTACGCGGCCCACTACCTGCACGGCAATCTTTCGGCGCTAGCGGCGCTGAAAGAGGCCGGCGACGACATCCGCGCCCTCAAGCATCCCCAGGCGCCCCAGGGGCAGCAATGACCATCGACATTGAACAGCTTCGCACCCTGGTGGCGAAGGCAACGCCGGGGCTGCGGAGCCTCGGGAAGCCATACACGGATGATGAGGGGTATCGGGAGTTCCCTCTGTTCGCATCGGTGAACGGCACGACCGTATGCCCGGTGGCAGTTTGCCTGCCTTTCCCCCATGTCAGCGGCATGCAGGAAGCCAACGCCGCCTTCATCATGGCCGCCCGTGCCGCATTGCCTGCGCTGCTGGATGAAGTAGAACGGCTGCGCGCGGCCCTGGACGCGCGGCCCTGCTCCTGCCCCAGCGGTGACGGCTCCCTGCGCCATCCGTGCGCTGTGCATCCGCCGGCGCCACTGGTTGACGAGTCGCCCAATCTGCAAGGAAGTCAGGTTGACGGATCGCGAGATTTGCAAGGTCAGGTAGACGGCGGCCAGCAGCGCGCCGGGGATGCGCTCCCCGACTACATTCGCGACCTGCGCTATCACGTTCAATATCGCATCGGCTGGAATCATTGTGTGGATGCATACCGCGCCGCCCTTTCTGCCACCAGCCCGAACAAGGACGGAGGCGCGAATGGCTGACCTGCACCTGGCCCTAAAGGGCGAGTACTTCGATGCCATCAAGGAAGGCATAAAGACCGAGGAATACCGACTTGTGACGCCGTACTGGCGCAAGCGCCTGGTGGGACGATCCTACGACCGCATCGTGCTTACAAGGGGCTACCCCAATCGCGACGAACACGAGCGCCGCCTGGTATTGCCATGGCGCGGTTTCAACATCAAGACCATCAGGCACCCGCATTTCGGACCTGACCGCGTGCACGTGTTCGCGATCAGCGTTATGGCCGACACCGACAAGAAGGAGATGTAGATGGTCATCACCATCGAACAACACGAGCTGCAGCGCCTGCTGGTAGAGGCGGCACGCCAGGGCGCCAATCACGCGATCGATGACCTGGTCTGTTACCACTTCAACGAGGCCTGCGAGCGCCTGGGGATCAGCTACAACACGCTGAAGAAGCGGATCCTCGAAGGCAAGATCCAGCCCGTTGACGGGCGTATCACCGGTGCGGAGTTGCGCCGTTACCTTTTAGGTTCTCAACGATCCATGCAACAACCGCGGTGATAAGGACACTAAATGCAAGTATCAGATCAACTCGCGAACCGTCACCCTTGTAGACGTTCGCACTGCCACCGCCATTAACGCTTCTAATCCGCACAGAATATTTGCTAAGGGGAACGAACCCCAGGCCTACGTCCACCAGCCTACCCACTTTACGTCCGAACTCCTGGACGTCAGAGACAAGCACCTTCGCCCCCCGACCATGTGCAATCTTGTTTCGCATCCCGTTTAGGTGATGCAGAGCAAGCCCGAAGTCTGAGGGCATGCCGAATGCAGATGAGAGGGCCAGCTTCATTCCAAATTGCTGAGGCTCCTGAATTAATGTGTTCAAAGCTCCAACTCGCTTTATTGCAACAAACTTGTCCAGAATGCTCTCCGCCACAAGATGACACCGGAGAAGAACACCAAGCTCATCTTCCGACGTAGCTATTCCGGATATCAAGTCGCCGACATCCTTCGGGAAAAAATCCATTGAGTCGAGTGACTCTGGAGGAGCAGATTTCTTTTTGTTCATAACTATCCCAAGCGATCGGCAATTGAGCGAGCATGTGGGTTGTAGTAAACCATAGCCATTTTCGGATCGGTCCAGCCGAACATCTTGCACAGGTCCAGCACGTCGATCTTCTTGGCGATCATCGTAGCCGCCGTGTGGCGCGTGTCGTGGAAGGTGAACCCCTCCAGCTCGGCACGCTTGCGGTACTTGCGGAACAGGGCATCCAGGGACGCAGAAGCGAGGCCGAACACCAGCTCATCGTCCCAGCCCTTCATCCGCGCCAGGATGGCACGGGCCCGAGACGACAGCGGCACATCGCGCGGCCGGTCGCTCTTAGTGTCTGGCAGGTGAACGTGCAGCTCGTGCACGTTCTTCCATGTCAGCCCGCAAAGCTCGCCGGCGCGCATGCCGGTGCGCAACGCCAGCAGCATGCAGTTGGCCACGGCCTGCGCGGTACTCGACACTCGCCCGCGGCGCCGGTAGCCCATCTCTCGCAGCATCGCCCGCAATTCCCCCACAGCGATCACCCGGTCGCGGTGTTTGCCCTTGGCGGGCTTGCGGATGCCCCGGCAGGGGTTGACCTCCACCCACTCCCATTCCAGCCTGGCCGCCTCGAACACAGAGGCCAGCAGGCTCAATTCACGAAGCACAGAGGATGGGCCGATGCTCTTTGCCCGGTCATCCCGGAACGCGGCGACGTGCTGGGCGGTTACCTTGGACATGGGCACATCCAGCGGCAGCTTGTAGCTTTCGAAGGCGGCCAGACGCACCTGCTCCCACCTCTCGCCCTTCCGATGTGGGGACACTTCATCGCTGTATTTTCGCAACGCTTGGCGCAGCGTATGCAGGTCGCCGGCCGGCTTGGTGGCGTGGTCGCGGATCTCCGCCTCACGCTTTGCCGCCCACTCGACCGCCTCCCGGCGCGTCGGGAAGGTGTCGCTGTCGCGGATGCCTGCCAGCTTGATTTGGGCGCGGTAGCCCTTTGCCGTCTTCTGGATGCTTGCCAT